GGGTGTCGGCGTTGGCGTAGGCGTGGGCGTTGGCGTTGGCGTTGGCGTTGGCGTTGGCGTTGGCGTTGGCGTAGGTGTCGGCGTGGGCGTTGGCGTGGGCGTTGGCGTGGGCGTTGGCGTTGGCGTTGGCGTTGGCGTTGGCGTTGGCGTTGGCGTTGGCGTTGGCGTTGGCGTTGGCGTTGGCGTTGGCGTAGGTGTCGGCGTTAGAGCATCTAGGTCTTTCTGGGTTACTGGATTACCATCTTCATCAATACCAATTACTGTGTCTGGTTTAGAAGTAGCGGGTACTACCGCTTTGTCTGGAACTACGCCTGTTAACGCATCTAGTTCTTTTTGGGTTACTGGATTACCGTCAGCATCCGTACCCACTACAGTGTCTGGTGCAAGAACAGCAGGTACTGCTGTTTTATCAACGGCTGGGGTTACACCTAGTAAGGTATTTAATTCTTGTTGTGTTACCGGATTACCATCAGCGTCTTTAAAAACAGGAACGGTACCCGGTTCTGGCTGATCTACGAGATTGGATTCATTAGCAGCTTCAGATGTATCTGGAGTAGCCACAATTTCTGCTTCAGGAGCAGGAGTTAAATCTAACGCGGCTTCTGTTTTTGCCTCAGTTTGAACTTGTGGTTTTAAGGCGGAAGTACCTGCAGTGGGGTAACTAACTACTTCATTAGGGGTATTTATTTGATCGGTAAGGAATGTTGTATCATTAACCGCATCAGTTGCTGTACGGGTACCCACAGTCCCATTAGTGGAAGGTAACGTAGCGGGCGCAGTAGTTCCTACTATAGGCTGTTCTGTTAAAGCTGACGCATCGTTAGCAGCGGTATCAATAAGCCCGGCATTTATAAGTTGAGTAATGTCAGGATCATTTGCGGCAATACCAACGTTTTGAGTACCTACCGTTCCAGCATTGGAAGTATCTATAGCAGGAGTAGTTGCCCCTGAGGGAGTAGTTGCCCCTGAGGGAGTAGTTGCCCCTGAGGGAGTAGTTGCCCCTGAGGGAGTAGTTGCCCCTGAGGGAGTGGTAACTATTGATGCAGCCTCAGGAGTTCCGCTTGAATGCGAGGCGGCGGTTAATAGGCCAGACCCCATAGCAGCTTGCACTGCTGACGCCCCTGCACCTGTTTCTAAGGGCTTATCGGTTGCGTAATTTACGGCAGTATTACTAGCTAGCTCATCTAAAGTCTCCCTAATAACCTCTGAAGTAACAGCGGCAGGTAGGCTACCCGCTGGGAGGGTTAGTTGAGTAATCTGTGCCCGCTTCCACGAATCGGGCATTGGTAATAAGTTAATAGCAGCAGAAGCTACTGCTGCTGGAACACCTGCGACCCGTCCTGCGCGTATTGCTTTTTCATAGGCTTGCTCTGGGGGGTACCCATCTTCCATTGCACTTTTAGCTACTTCTTCATATGCTTGTTGTCCTGCAACACCACCAGTAGCTACAGAATTGAAAAGATTACCCGCCAAATAAGCGGTAGGTAGTGAAAACTCAGCAGCAAGTAGCGGTGCGGATACCGCTATAGAGGGTAGCGAGCTTCCTGCAGCCCGAAATACCGCCCCCATTAAATGAGCAGGATTCTCGTAATATTGCTTGAATTGTTCATATGCGGCAGACCCCTGCCCTTGTTTTTCGGCTTCTTTTATAGCCGCCTGCATCGTATTTTCTACTTGTTTATACCCTTCAGAGGTAAGCGTATCAAAGTTTTTAAGCACACTACCTAAGTACTGCGATACCATATCATCGGGTTTTCCTATAGCCAACCCATAGGCATCTTGGATACCTTTAGTAATTGCAACTGCCCCAGCCCCTGTCTGGAGAGCTACGTCTTTCATTGTGGTAAGCGTACGTAGAAAGTCATCTGCAGTTCCAAAGGATATGGTTCCCGCAGGGGTGTTATAGGCAGTAGTAAGAGTGCCTTTACCGGCCATGATATCGGCAAGGGACCCGCTTCCAGCCGTACTTGCTGGAGTAGTACTTGGGTACGTAGTCCCTTGGGTTGTCGTTATGGGTAGTCCTGCCTGCGTACCTGCACGACTGGGATCATAGGCCCCTAGTACCTGTTGAGGTACTTCGTTCGCGTAGTCGGTAGTGTATGTTTGCTTTATCCCTGTAGCGGGGTTAGTCCACGGAAATGTTTTGCCGGGGCCAAGGTCTCTACGTGCGGCGGCAAAGGCTTCATCACGGGTAGCGTAAAAGTCATAGGGGTTTGTAGCGGGCGCGGTGGTTGTGGATGCTGCAGGGGCTAGAGTTCCTAAATCCGTACCAGTAGCGGAGCCGGGGATAATAGCGCCGCCAACCGTAACATCTGGGGTAGTCTCCGTTAAGCCTGCGTTTTGCAATCCTGTAATGGTATCGGTAGCGGTTCCTCCTACCGCAGTATCTTCGCCCATTGCAGCCCGTACGTCCGCATCAGTTGGGCCCCCCTCGTAGGTTCCAGTTCCGGCTCCGGCAACCGCTTTCTCCATATCGGTACGCATATCCGCACCACTAATGGCTGCTTTACCCGCTGCAAGGGCCTCATTTAATATTGCAGGGCCTAAGGGTTTACCCCGCAGAGTTGCGTATGCTGCCGCACTAGCAACACGTTGCGCCGCTTCTGGGAGGTCTGCAAAACCGGGAATTTCATTTAGAACTGTAGGTAGTGCTGAATGTATAGTACCGCCAACAAACCCTGCAAACGGGTCTGTACCTTTAAGCAATGCCCCCACCGCTCCTTTTGCTCCGCTAGTTAGCGCAGATGTTACTCCCTCGGGTAAACCCGTAGCGCCTAGGCTTGTTGGTAGTCCTGCGGCACCCGCAACATCTTTTACAGACCCTACCGCTTCAGAAATAGCTTTTTCTATGGCTGGGGTAGCAAAGTTTAGGCCCGCAGTCATGCCCATAGATAGAAGGGTTGACTTTACGTCGCCTCCGTTAGCAAGAGTTTGCGCTATGCCTTGAGTCAAATACCCTGCGGCGCTTGCCGGTATCCCTGCGGATACTAAGCCTGCCGTTAAATCGGCTCCAAGAGGCCCGCCTAGCATCATCCCGCCGACTTGCATCAAAAAGTTACGGTCCCCGGCAAGTGGGTTAACCCATGTCCAATCCTGAATGCTTCGGGGGACGAGCTTATCACCCTGCCTAACGTACTCTATTGTTTTTTGGGCGTTGGAGTCTGGGGTACCCATAAGGGCGGACATGTCCCCACTAATAGTCCAGTAGTCCTCTGGGTTTACTACCTCTGGCGTTGTAGTCCATTCCCCACTTTCACCCCCAGAGTAGGAAGTAGTTTCAGGAGTAGTTCCGGCAGGGTGAAAGGTAATACCTCCAGACGCTCCGCTAGGATTCCAAATCTGGCCCCCACCTAACGTGAGCCCTCCAAAATCGGGGCGGCTTTCTAAGTTCCAGTTATAGGCCCCAGTGCTAGTATCTATACCCGCCTGCCCCAGCTTACTCATAAGCTCGTTGTAGTCAAGCTCAAACCCCGTACGTGGGGTAGCGGTAGAAGCCGCAGTTACAGGAGCCGCAGTTACAGGAGCCGCAGTTACAGGAGCCGCAGTTACAGGAGCCGTAGCAACGGCAGGGGCCATAATGGCCCCTAGGGTTTGGTCTCCTTGGGGAGTCTCGTTAAGGCCTGCATTTTGCAATTGCCCAAACAAGGGGTCAACGGTATAGTCACTGTCGTCTGCAGCGGGGTCAATAAACGATGCCATGCTAAGACCTTTTATATTGTTGCAGAGACGTATGACAACGTAACTACTGCGGAAGCTGTTGAGGGGCGCACTGGGGCTGTAGTCGCGGGATATGCAGGAATCGTAACATCCACATTATCTACGGACCACCAGAGTTCTACGAATTCACCCGCTTCTAATTTTACAAAATAGTTCCACCCGGTAATACCGCCGCCATTGATAGCCCCGTGTTTGGGAGGAACTGTTACAGACCCACGAGACCCCGGGATATCAACACCGGGTCCGGGCCCATCTTGGCGAAGCCACAGGTCTAAGTCATAAGCTTGAGCAGATACATTTTTAGTCTGTACGCTAAACTGCAAGTTGTAGATGCCGCCATAGGTCACCACAAGCCTAGATGTTATAGAGCCAGTAATGGTAGTGCTGGCTACCGTAGCAGAAGTACTAACCGTATAGGTTCCTGTACCCCCAGTGCCGCCTAAGAAGGCAATGATTTTGGTACCCGGAACTACGCCTGTACCAGTTAGAGTCATGCCAAGATAGATAAGATCAACCGATACCGCTGTGACCGTAAGGGTTGTTAGTGTTTGCGAAGCGGTCATTATGGCTACATGGGACCCTAATGCCACTTCGTTTGCGTAGTCTAGCGTATCAAAAGTCAACACTTGAGCGGTATTAGCGGGAGCCGTTTGCGTAACAGTAGACTGAAACGCCCCATAAGGATGCTGTAAAAACCGGCCCCCAGTACCCCCAAGTACCTCTGATAACGCAGCGTCTAACTGATTAAAGTAGATACGCAGGATGTTGTTCTGCGACCTGAACGGGTCCTGATCGTAGAGCGCCGGGGGAAGCTGAAGTGCCGGGGCTTTGGGTTTAAGCAGTAATGGCATGGCTATCTCCGACCATCAGGCCGCGCATCGAAACGAACAGACCCTAGCTGCCATGCGGTACCAATTTTGTTAGAAGACGCTTTTAGAATCATCTGCCGCCCACGAAGCCGGGTGTAAATCTGCCCGGTAAATCCTTCAGTCACAGTGTACTCCGCACCTGTCAACTGACTAACAGACTGCGATACCAGCGGGCCCGTACCGGAACCCGAGTTCTTCATAGCGTACAAACCCAACGTTACTTCGGCAGTCGTGCCTTCAGTAGACCCAGCAAACGACAAGTCCGGCAGCATACGGTAGACGAACATGAAGTGATCGCCATCGTCAATATCAAACTCGGAAGAGGAGATATACGCATTGATTGGCATCGTAACCGCAGTCTCGTTATCGTCTACACCAAATTCATGGTTGACAATATTTTGGCTGTACGTGGCTGCAATAGGGTAGTTAATAAGCCCTGAATCCAGCCATGCAGTGCGGCCTATCGTACCGTAGTACCAGACCTTTTCTATGTAGTTGTAGATAACGTAGTTGCTAATAGCGGTGCTATCTTTGGCGCAGTAGAACCACCAGACTTCATTAAAGCCCTCATTGGTACCCGCAAAGACTTGGTAGTTCTGGGCCAGATTAATGTCTTGGTACACAAACTTCCGCAGATCACAGTCAAGCGTCCGCACAGTACCATCGTACATGTAGAACTTGTCAATACCCATCCAGTACACAACACCTGATGCCAACGCTGTGGCATTAGGCCCCATGAGGGAAATATTGTCCCCCACCAACTGTGTTTGCCACACTACAGGGGGCCCTACATACTGAAACGCATAGAGCGAGGAGTCCGTCCATACAAGGATTTCCTGCCGCGCCTGCAAGCAAGATACGATCCGGGACCCGTGAGATAGGCGAATACTTCCCGCCTGATTAGTGGCTGACGGAGCCCATTCAGTTACGGATTCTTGGTCCGACCATCGGACTACCATCGGGTCTTGCACCGTAGCGCCGTATTCATTAGCGCCCAAAGCAAAGACGAATCGACTGGTATCCGAGATAAAAATAGCGTTCTGAACGACTGGAACACTGGAAGCCCCACCCAGTGCAGTAACTGCAATGCCCCTATTAGAGAGGATATGATCCCCTGATTGAGTCCCTGAGGTAGTTATAGCCGCGCCCCCGTATGTAGCCGACAGGTTACATGTAGTCACTCCCCCGACAGTTGCGGTGTTTATGACGTAGTACACGACATAGGTTAGCAGGCCAGTAGGCAGGGCCCCTGTGGTCTCCAATGTGACCGCAGTACCGTTAAGCAGCAGGGGGCCCGTGGCAAAAGTTAGTACCGCAGACGCCCCGATAGTCACCGTAAAGGTAGCAGTACCCAGCCCTGCGCTTGCGTTCCAATAGTAAATCCCGCCATTAGAAGGCCCGAATACCAGACTCTCACCGAAGTTATTCTGTGTCCAGAGTTGCAGGGGAGTTCCAACAACGGCTCCTGTACCCCAACCCCCAGACCCCCAGCCGCCGCCACCCCAGCCCGTAAACGGACTTTGAATCTCTAGGCCAGTATTAACTTGATAGGCCGCAACGACTGCTGCGCCACCACCCGGAGACCCCAACGCATCAGTTCCATTAGCCGTAGCTACGGCTGTAAACGTATACAGATTGGCAGTGACTACATTGACTTGATGCTCACTATTAAGCACAGATGCAGTAATATTTCCGCCAAGCCCCACGGCTCCGCTAAAGGTCACAAAATCGTTAGAGTTGCAGCCATGCGCCGCATCGTAGACCGTGATAGTAGTTGATCCGGTTGTTGCTGTGAACGGGTTACCCGTACCAGTAAGCCCTAGCATAGGCCGCACAACTTTGCGAATAGGCGTCACATCATAGTAGACACCCCCCTTGTTAATGTAGAACTTTAAGTGCGTACCCACCCCTATAAGGGTTAACCCTGTTAAGGTAACCCATGCCCATAGAGAACGGCAAACGCCTAGGAACGTATCGACTGAATACCTAGCCCATCCCCCAAGCTTCTCAGGAGTGCCTTTACGGAACCGAACCTTATCGCTTTCGTACCACTTACCTTCGGAGGTGTATCGGGTATTTTCGCGGGTAACCCCACTCTGGATACCAATTTTCTTTATGGGCATATAGACCTTAATAGTGCGGCTTCAGCAGTGCGGCGTTTGACCAATCCGGGGAGTATGCGACCCCCGCCACGTACCCATTTAGCCAATTCTAACTGGGCAGCGTCCCAGTCTTCAGCATTGATTTTCTTACGAAGTGTGCTGCTATGCAAGTTACCAGAGCCTAGATTGAACGTGAAATCCAGTAAAGCCGCTAGTTTTCGGGGTTCTTGTAGCGCAGGGCAGGATCGTTTTACTGCAGGGATACAGACTTTATTCAACTCCCAGCGAAGTAGTTCTTCGGCTCTAGCGGGAGTAATAGCCGGATCGGCTAGAGTTACTTTGCGTCCATCCTCGTAGCGGGTCGCTCCGTAACCAATTGTGGGCACAAGGGCAGGGCATAGATACGGCTTCAGATACAGCCCTTCAAACTGGCGGCATAGGGATGCCGCTATGCCAACGGCTTCCGCGCTCATTTACCGCGCTTGAATAGCGACCGATCTGCTAGATAGATGCCCAAGGCGGCTCCGCATAAACTCCAGCCGTTATCGTCCAACACCCAGCCTGTATTTGCGAAATGTAGCGTAACCATGATGACCGACCACGTAGCTACAAACGGGCGAATGACTCCGTTCCATGCGTCAATGAACCAGATACCAATAACTTGGGTAGTCCCTTTAACAGCAGTTAGCCATCCATCCGCTTCAATTTGACCCACTACCGCCTCAGATTGCACCTGAATAAGCTTAATACCCAGATCAGCCTGTAATCGCAAGGCATCCTGATTACGCAAGAACTGCGACTGTTCTAGGTCCCCCTGCAACCGCATCCTATCCATCTCATGCGCGTGATCCTGCTTTTTGTTCATCCAAGAGCTTATCTCGCCAAACAACATGCGAAAGACCGACCCGCCAAGAAAAGATAAGAGCGCGGAGAACATTAAGGAATAACCCAGATAGCAGCTTGAGCGGCACCCGCCAGCATTAGGGCTTCCGTCAGTTCAGCTTTAGTGGCGACAAGCACACTATTGTCCGCGAGTACCCAGTTTACCGTGGTGCCCACAGGGGCCGCATCCAACGCAACAACAGCACGGACCAAGCGGCTTTGGCTCGTCTCATCCCCATTAAACGTATTGCCTGCACCTGTAGTCACTTGAATAGCAGCTACGGCATCGGCCCGCTGGGCTTTGAGTTCATCCCGAGTAGGCGGTATTACGGGCGCAGGAGGCCACACAATCGTGTCAGCATCCACAATCTCGCCTTGCCCGACTACGCTGAAAGGCAAGTCGGTATCGTCGCAGTGGTAGCGGTCTGCCTCAGTTGTGATTGAGGTGTAAGGGCCGAAGTTACCGGAGGGGGTTGTTAGTGCTTTCATTGGACGCACTCCAGTTTGGTTATAACTTTTGATCCATCGGCAAACCACCGTTCCGAGTCCGCTTTACCTCGGTAGAACATAGTGCTAGTGGCCCAAGTCGTTGACTCCTCGACTGAAGGCCCCAAACTTATATAAAAAGCAGGGGGCTTTAAGCGAACGCGTTGCGCTACAGCGGCGGAGGCAACTGCAAGACAATATAAATTCTGCCAAAAAGAGGTTGAGTAAACGCACAACGGGGATTTGCGTAATACTGAATTTGAGGGGCTAGAAATTAAGGGCACAGGTAGATTATTTGCTCCCGTAGCTAAGGAAAGAGTAGATAGTAGCGTTACTGCAGTACCAGAGGTCTCTACTTCTGCAATGCTAATTTGTGCGGTAGTATTTGCAGTGAATCCTATAAATACTCGACTTCCCGTTTGATAAAGAATCGCCATAAAAGGATTCGAAAAGGCAGCAATACTAAGGGCAGTACCCGCACTTGCAGTTCCAGCGGTATCAATTAAAAGATTGACATTATTACTTGCCTGATTATTAACAATTAAAACTTTTGAGGTACTTACAACAATAGCATCAAACAAAGTACCCGGGGTTAATAGCGCTACAGTGCTAATTGTAGTAGTGCCATTTCCGGTTATATTTAGGGACACTATCCCACCCATGCAGGTAGTTCCCCCATCGTTATACCCAACATACCAGCGGGTCCCAAGGGCTGCAAGTTTATCAAGCGTCATTGTGCCACTGGTGGTCGTGGTCCCTGTTCCCGCCGTGAGCGTTGATCCACTGACAAGATAGGGTTTTGTATAAATGCTGGTTGTTGCAGTAGAAACCGCAATTGCATGACTTGTAGACGCAGCAATCAATCCTGTAGCCGTACCATCGAGCACCGTTGCAGCCCCAATCGTTACCGTAGTTCCGCTGATACTCAGCGCCCGAATCTGCGCGGCTGGTGTAGCTACTGTGTAGCTGGTGACAAAACTAGACCCGACTGCAATCAGGCCGCAACCATCGGCAAAGGCACTAAAATTGGCGGAAAGTGTGGCCGTGGCTGCGATATTAACGGTAATTGTTGTTCCACTGATGGAAAGAACTACCGCTTCAAAAGCGGTAGTTGAGCTACAAGAGGTAAATAAAATTTGACCTACCGCACTCAATACTGCTGTTTGTCGAGTACCAAGAGACACTGCTCGTATTAATACTGGGGTCCCAAACGTATTTGTAGAGCGGTCATATACTATTGCATATGGGCTACTGTTACCGATAAGAACTTCCCGGTTTGATCCAATATCTATACAAGAGTAAACAGTTGGTATAAAGGTGGTACGCAATTGCGCCGAAGCCCCCACCAACTCAATATTGGTCGCATCCCAAACCCCCGCAGCGGTTGACTTATCCACCAGTGATACATCGCTCGTCACACCCGCAAAGACGAAGCCAACCAGCGCACCCGTTGAATTGAGCAGCCTGACCGGATAAGCTCCGGCGTTGTAAATGCGATGCAGTGGCCCACCCAAAGGGCAGGTTGTGGCGGCAGGCAAGGTGACTGCGATACCATAAGCTGTAGGGGTGATACTTAACAAAGTGGGGCTGTTGGTCAGCGTGGTCATGCCAGTGGCCGTGGTGACTGTGCTTATACCCACGCCTGCCCAAATAGGGGACCCGGTTCCTGCAGACTGTAAGAACTGCCCTGCGGTCCCTGCAGCCGTAAGGGCATACGCAGTTCCAGTACCATAGGCAATAGCCCCGGCTGTGGGGGTATCGGTAGAGTTAGTACCGCCACCCGAAATGCCTAGCGTTGCAAATTCCGGGGCCCCAGTACCGGTGGATACCAAAGGTTTACCCGAAACACCTGCAGCCGTAAAAGCTGTGGTACTTGGGGCAGACTGGTAAGGAATTACACCTGCGGTACCTCCTGCTAAGGAAACCGCGTTAACCGCTGCGGGAGCGACTACCCAAGTAAGATTAGTTCCATCCCAACCTAGCACGTAGCCCGGAATAGTAGGGGCTGTGATGAACGCGGTAGCCCCTGCTCCTGTTTGGTAGGGGATATTATTAGTAGCTCCAGCCGCTAAGTTAGTAGCTGTTGTTGCTGTGGTAGCGGTTGTTGCTGTAATAGCGGTTGTCGCAGTTACTGCCGAGGTAGCCACTCCATTGAGGTAAGTAATACCATCAATAACATCTGTGCCGTTGTTGTACACAAGCATCCGCTTGCCGTTAGGCACCACAACGCCTGTCAAGCCGGAGACTTTAACAGTCAGGGCAAAGCCGCCTACGGTGTTGTTGAACACAATGTAGGGCTTCTGAACAGCGGGTACGTTAATGGTTCCTGCAGCCGATAGCGTAGCAGTTACATCCAGAACAAAGGCCCGGGCCGTTTGACTCTCATTGGTATCAGTCAGCGTCAGGGTAGCTACGTTAGCCGTGAAATCCCCGGTTACTAATGAAGCCTTGCCGACAATAGCTTGCTCAAGGGCGGTGCCTAGATTGGTGTTGGTTGTGCCGCCCCAGATACCTGTCTGATCGCCTGTCCCAATCAGTTCAAGTTTTAGGCTGGTGGAGTATAAACTTGACATATTACCCTTTTAGGCTATCCGAAGTAGTGCGCTAGAAGCGACATTTGTCGGCATTTGAACAGTGAAACTTTGCACGGCTACAGTCTTATCGGCCCCAAAATCCAGAACCGCTACAGCCTTGTTAGCTTTGGAGCTATTATAAAGTAGCGCCCCACGAGCCGTAAAGGTAGCCGCAGGCCACACAGCATCATTAAAGTCTACGTAGGCTGTAGCGCCAGATAGCAGAACCGAAGCTCCGGTAAGCGCAATTCCACCTGCTGTGTACCCCGCACCAACAACTTCAGCAGTGGTTACATAGACGGTAGTATCTGGACCGATATCAGAGACGCTGGTGTACAGAGCTATCTTAATTACATCCGTGCTTAGGTCATGCTGGGCTAAAAACAATTGCTGTTTAAAGCTAGAACACATGGTTTGCTGAATACTCATATCAACTTACCGCCGTTCTAGGCTGACCATTACGATACGTATCTTGCCGCAGTTTACCGTCACCCAAGTTCTTGAGGAGCGTAATCGACTGCACATACATGTCTTGGTACAACTTGACCATATCGGCCTCGCCCTTCATAAAGCGAATCGCCTCAACAAGCGCCCCATTCAGCAATGCAGAGTCAAAATGCTCCCCCAGCCATGTAGTACCTGTAGTAACAATCGACTCCGGGTAGTAGAAATAATTCAACTCTGCGGAGTAAATCTTGTCTGGAGTTGGGCCTAGGATGAACCGCAATGCGAGTTCTGTACCGGTCTGGTTGCCGTAAATGGCATAGTACTTCGGAGTCCCTGTAGCCGCTACAGTTGGATACGCTTCCCGAATAAAGTTAACATCCTTATCGAGCAGGTAGCTGTAGCTCAACGTAGTCGGGTCTACTACCGCAATAGAAAACGCTGCCAAAAAGTCTGCGGGAATGTTCAGAAACTGATCCCCAACAATAGAGGCAATAGCGGTAGTTTTACGGAGTGACGGAAGCTGGACAGTGTTGTATATACGCTGCTCAGTCTGCTGCGTAAACATCTTGTACTCCGCAACGGTGTACTCGTTCTGGGTAATGTCCGCGATATTCGCGCACAACTCCGTATAGGTCATAGCCATGTTAGGCCATTGGTCCCCGGGCGGTTACGCCCTTTGTGGCTGCGCCGTTACCCCGCGTTTTAATACCTGAGGTCTTAATCCCAGTCTGCGGATAGCCGCTATTGGTCAAGTCTACGCCCGCAGCCGCGCCCGTATGGGGCTTTGCATATACAGAAGCGGAACCCACTTCTTTACCCATCATTTTCTTAGTGAATGCCATCGTAGGCTCCTTATGTAGTCACGATAGTGACTGTACCAACAAATCCTGTCGCCACCAAGCTATTTGGCGTTAGAACAGCATCAAAACTGCTAGAACCCCCTACAGGGTTCCAGCCCCACTGAAATACGCGACTACCTTCGCCATACGAACCATTTGCTAGTATCCCGGAAGTTACATAGCTCCGGTCTGGGCGGGGCTCCCGAAGACCTTGTGGGTCCGATACGGGGTACATACCAAGCTGCAATTGCGGCTGATCGGGAGTCCAGCAGGTAGGGCAAACCAGTAGATTATAGGTCTTGGTCTTTACTACCTCTTTCTTCAGCATCTTGAGCTTGTAGCGAAAACCACAACGGTCGCATTCCGCGATAGCCCGTTTGCCGTTGGCGAACCTATTTGCCATGATTAGCTAATGAACATCTGGCGTGGGACGAAACGAACCGCTGCCTTTTCCCGGTCCTCATCTGCGGCCAGTTGCCATGCCTCATCGTATTGAGCTTTCAATGGCTGCATACGATCTATAGCTCCGGGCACCTTCATGGACAGATAATAGGCAAGGCCCGCTACCATGCAGGGGAGGAACCGGAACGGTACCGCCATCGTATTAACCCCGCCGCCAGCATCTTGGATACGCTTAAGTCGCCAGTACACAAAGGTATAGGTCTGTGCGGCATCAGGAACCGGCCACATGGTCACCGTAGGGATCGGGGCTTGCCTATCTATGTAAACCTGAATAGGACGTGCCTGAGTCAGTTTATTAGGCAGTGTGGCATAGGTGGACACACTAATACGGGTAATCGTCAGGTCAGCCTGCGTAGAGGCATTGCCTGCGCCCGTACGGATAACATGTTCCATCAGGTCTACGGTATTCTCGGGCAGGTTGTAGGTAGCTGTTCCAGCTACAAGAGGGATCGACCCTTGCTCCACAGTCCAGAGATTAATACCCCGATTAGCCCAATCAGCAAATAGCAGATTAAGACTACGCCTTGCAGTACGAAGATCGTAACCCGTACGCAACTCTGAGCCACAGCGTTCAAAGGCTTCCTCCACAATATCTGTAAGGTCCAGATTGAAATCTGTAGTGCCTGAGGTAGTCATTATTTAGCCGAATCTTTAAAGGCTTTATTAGTGGGAGCGCCGGGGGACCCGGGTTTACGCATTGCGGCCCCGCGTTTTCGCTTGGCGTTAATGTTGTCCCACAACCCCACAGCGCCGCCCTTGGCAAAGGTCTCAAAGTCGGTATTGTCCCGGCGTTTCGTTCGCTTTGCCTTGGGCATTTTGGTAGGCGAAATATCGCCCATCCCCCGGCTGGGTCTCATATAAATTTGCCGCGAGTCTTGCCCTTGGTGGCACAACCATCAGCCCGCCTAGAGGCGCTAACAGACCCGCCTTTAGCAAAACGTTTAGGAGCCATAGGAGGCATGGGGGCTGAAGCTGGCCGCATTGGACGCGCAGGAGCCGCCTCTGTGGTTGTCATTGCATCGTTATAAGCAGCTTCAAGAGCAGCTTTTTTACGAATGTCATCAACTTCTTGTTTAGATGGGCGTGCCATTAGCATTTACCTCCGTTAGCCATTTTAATCATGGTGCCTTTGGTTTTACCCTTGGACTCCACTCCACCGCCACGAGCCATCTTCGTAACGGCTCCACCCTCTTTCAGCCCTGCGTGGGCTTTGGATGCGGGTTTACTGGCGTGTTTTGCCAGCTCACTTTTATCCCCGAACAAGCCCTTAGGCATCGGTTTTTTTGTAGCCATAGTCTCACCACCTTTTGCAAATTTGCGACCCGTATCGGCCTTAATGAAATCAGCCCCTACGGACTGAGGGACGCCAGCTTTCTTTGCGAAAGCCGGATTCTTGGCGATTGCCGCCATGAAATTGTGTTGTTTTAAAGTTGAAGAAGGCACTATTCTCTCCCGGTCCACCGCTTTACAGTGTCCGTTTCCCAGATTCTAATTCCGGTCCAGATAATAGTAAATGCCGCAGCAACAGACGGAAGCATATCAGCCAATGTTCCTAATACGGTAGCTATGGATATTGCGTCCACAACGTGTTTTGCGGCATCGTCCATATGGATAAACGGGTCTTTCATGTCAGCATTTCCACCGAGCTAGTGAAGCAGCTTTACGAGTAGGCTTGCCTTTTTCATCTTTCATGGGCCCGGGCATACCGCTCATTCTTGCACAAAAAGAATCTTTTCGGGCTCCGCCTTGCGGCTGGGGAGCCTTCAGATTGCTACCAGTAGCTGCGTTGTACTTGGCGCGGCCCTTAGCGGTTAAACCGGCACCTTTAGATACCGGGAGTTTTTCCCCGCGCCCGACTGCCAATGATGGATTTTTAGCCATAGTTAGATTCTACGTGTATACCGTTAATCGTCAAAGACATATATTGTTTTCCGACCGCTAGCAGCATATGTACCTGTGTACATTCCACTTGGACCATAGACAACACCTATTCGCACATCTGCAGGGTCTGGGTATAGTGGCGCGTGTTCTGCAGTCCCTACAATAATAGCCCCGTTACCCGTAAGAGACCCTGAAGTGTAGTGCCTTGTTACTCGGTCTGCAACACCCGCAAGTATCGCGCCTTGCCCTACCAAAACCCCAGTAGAGGAAATAAATTTATCTCTGCGGGCGGCTCCCGTTAGTGTCGTACCGGGACCTACCAATACTCCGGAGGCTACGTGCGGTATTACGAGGGCTTCTCTATCCGCATCCCCAACAACTGTAGCCCCTTGGCCTGTAAGAACCCCGCTACTGCCAAATGCCCTAAAGTTAGTCGCCGCCCCAACAACAGCGGAACCGGGCCCAACTAAAGACCCGGAGGAAGTAAAAGTTCTAAACCGCCTAGCAGACCCAACAACCGTAGTGCCATTACCAACCAGTACTCCAGTGGCCGTGTGGGCTACCGCGCCTGCCTGCCTATCCGCCGCGCCCACAAGGGCTGATCCGGGGCCGACTAACGCTCCTGTAGCTCCAAAGGTGCGGGACTGATTAGCCGCTCCGCTAACTAACGAGCCGGGGCCAACTAAAGCGCCTACCGTTGTGTGCGGAATTATTGCGGCTTCACGGTCTGCAGCGCCAGTTAGTACGGCTCCGGGACCTACTAAAACTCCAGTAGTCAGATGGTCCGCGTTGTACCTAGCTGCGCCGACAATAACGGCTCCGGGCCCAACTAGCGCACCAGAAGTGCCAAACGTCCTAAACTGTGCTGCGGCTCCTACAATAGAAGAGCCCGATCCCGCTAACGTTCCGGTTGTCGCATGAGTTACCGGCCCCGCCCCGCCAACTTCAAAGGCGTCGTTTTGAAACGCATCACTTTGAAACGCAGCGGCCATGCGGCTACTCCACTAGCGTAGGTTGATTGCCCGCATAAATCCAGTCAATGTACGCAATAAAGTCAGGGTCGTCAGCGGATTGGCAAGGCGCTACAACCTTGCCGTCACTTAGCCGAACGGCTTCCCCAGTAGACATGCTAAGTGAGTACATCAATAGTCCGTTTCCGTGTATATATTGATGATATCCATACCTACTGCTAGCGCCGTAGCATTATTAGTACGATACATAAAAGTGTTCAGCATCGTAGTATTAGCTGGCGTTTGAACACCGGGCGTAGTTGGCGTTATCGTACCTGCAGTAGACGCCCCACCTATACGTTCCAGTTGCCAGTTAATAACACCGTTGGAGTTTGGGGGGCACCAGATCATAAAGTCATAGGGAATGCCGTTGGCAATACCCGCAGTGGCTTGAATGCAGGGGAACCCTGTACCTAGGGGGATTGCAGTTTGAGCCGCGCTTCCGCCGTAAAACAAATATAGCTGCGTGTTATCTGTGGAAAGCTGCCCTACCCCAAAACAATTAAGCAATGTACTAGGCTCTACGTTAGTCGGGGCAGCGGTAGTAGACGACACCCCCAGAAACATTCGAGCCCCCGATACCACGGCAGCATCGGTTACTGCGAATCGAATAGACTGGAAAAACCCGCCAAGCCCGGAACCATTGCCGGTAGAAAACTGTGCCGCCGCATTACGGATCGAGAACAAAGCGCCCGCAGTGGCCGCTGTAGACGTGTACCCCAGTCGCCGCATTCGGGTAAACAAGGATGTACTTGCCAAAGTCCGAACTGCTAGCGTACCGACAACCGTAAACGACGCTCCAAATACACCAGATACCGCAGCGGTAGATGGGTTAAACATACCCACTTTCTGCCGCCATTGTGCGGGTTGCAAGGTATAGTCCATACCGCTCGGGCCAATAGCCGCAGGCATGACCCGGGTATTGCCTAGCGTTCTGCCAAATAAACTAAAGTTACCCGCAGGGGGTGTTGCGGGGGCTGCAACAGCGGGAAAGGTAACCTCGCTATCTATAGTATGGTCTGCATTCCAGTTGCTAGGCCGCACAAGAGTGGCATCTGCTCCGTCAGCCTGTGCCGAAGCGAATGCGTGTTTAACGCCCATTTACGCGCTCAGTGCGGTATAGGTTAGGGACGAGCAGGAAACCGTGTCGCCTGCAGCTACTGTAAGCCCGTTAGTCATGTTGATATCTGACCCGGAGGCCGCAACAGCACAGTGGATAACCACGGTAGCTGCGGATGTTTGCAGCGTTGCTGTGGCTACTGGGCTTGCATTACCTGTGGCGTTGGTATCTGCAGTAATCGCATTAGCCGTAGCGGTGCCGGTACTTGAGGCTGCAAAAGCCGTGGTACTAAGCGATAGCAGAGCAACAACAGTGCCCGGGGCGCTGACGGTTCCAGAAAGCCGAAAGGCCAACTTCCCCGAAGTACTGATTAGCGCAGTTACTGCGTCTGTTGCAGCGTTACGTGCCGCTGTCGAGTGGGTCACTGCCATTCTGAAGCTCCTTTAGTTTGTCTTCATCGAGGTACCCAACAAGCTGGTACTCTTCGACTATTCCAGTATCTTTACGGGTAATCTGAACTGTAAACGCTAGTTCGCCTACTTGGCCTTGCAGGGTAGTCATTTACACTTCCTCCAACAAAACAGTTACGGCGACACTACCCGCTTCGCTAAGGGTAATAGACAGTTCTCCATCTACCGGACCCGTAGTTAGCTGGCGCTTGCTCAAGGCATATACCCGGTATTTTTCTTCGGCCCCCAAGAAAACTTGGATTAGCGGGGAAGCAGTCAAAGCAGGATCATTGATTGCATATATCCACCTAAGCTGAAGCCGCTTATTGGCTACCGGAGTATAGATAACCGTCGATCCTGCATCCGTAACAGTGGCGACTACGTGCGTGTAGTTTTGCTCACCACTGTCCAGTCCTTCAACATAGCTTACACCGCTAATAGCCATCTGTTACCCCAACTTAGCACGAAGCGCATCGAGGGCTTTTTCGGCCACAGCTTTGCGTCGTTCCAAGTCTTTGATCTCTGCTTCCATATTGGCAACTGCTACTGCGTGTGCGGTAGTAGCCGCCGCAAGGCGCTCATTGATCTGGGCATCAACAGTATCCAAGGTAGCCGTTTGAGCGGCAATTTTCTTGTCTATCGCAGCCAAGGTCGTTTGAGCTTTCGTCGCGGCTTCAGCAGCAGCTTTAGCCGCCTGTTGCCGTGCTGTGTCGATTCCCGCAAGAACTTCAGCTTTCTGGCTATTGGTAGCTACAAGCTGCTCATTTAGCGCGGTAAGCCGGACATTAGCCTCAGTGAACGCGGCTTCAATCTCGGTATCTGCTTTCTTAAGCTCCGAAGATTTTGCTTTGAGCGCCCGGTCTAAGTCCGCTTGCTGCTCCGCCATGTTTATAACAGCGGGGATAGCTTCAATAACAGCGGACCATGTGGTCTGGAAAGCGCGTAGTGCGCCAATATCAATTGCCATATTTACCTCCCGGGCATACCAGCTTGGATAACGGTAATCGTAGCAGTCCCGCTAGCGTACACGCCCACATTTAAGCGAGTGGCTACAACGGGAAACGAGAAGTTACCATCTGAAGATGCGGTTTTTGTAACTAATGTAGCGTGTGGAAACCACGTTGCAGTAGATGGGTCAAAGTTAGGGGCCCATATATCGTCAAAAGTATATTGAACGGTATACGTAAGGGACGCCCCAGCAGATAGCACTACTGCAAGACTCGCATTAAAGGGGTCTTGGTACGTGTCCATTGGGATAGGAGCCGACACATTCAGCCCTCCTACCGTAAGTCTAATTGGACGCATATTAGCCTCCTATTAAGCGGAAGCTGGAACGCTAGAACCGTCCGAATTACGCACCACATACGTAACAGCCAGCGTACCAGCCGAAGCGGCGGTAGCCGTGTAACTAAGCACGGAATCAACCGGGCCGATATTCAGCATGGTGCTAATATTACCCGCTGTAACCGCCAATCCATTAAGACCCGCCGCAGTAGACAAGGTGCCGATAATAACGCCGCCAACGGTCACGTTAGGAGTGCCAACGGCCCCAGTTGACATATACGAGTAGACCGAATGGATCAGTGCGCCCGCAGGGAGCATCAGCGTAACAGCAACGCTAGGAACAAGGGGAACGGACTGGGTAACTGTAGTCGCGCCAGTATTGCGTACTGTACCGGGCGTAGTGCCCGTAGTGTCTTTTACGGTACCGAGTAGCCAAGGGCCAAGGTGTGTTGCAAATCCCATTTGAGACTCCTTCATGCGTTTAAGATACATCAATCTTGCATGTCAGTCAGCCGGGACTGTTTGATGTACCGGATTCCCGGAATACTTGCAATATATCACGTTGGTTCTATTCGCGCAATAAAAAAGGCCCCCGAAGGAGCCTTTAAGTAAGCGGCGGGGAACCCCCCACCCTAACTCACTTTAAGACGAACCGGGGGAGCCGTAGATACCCAGCGGATCAGACACGCCGAACGAATAACGCTCACGAGCCTTGTAACGCACGTTACCGGTATCGAAGTCACCGTCCATAGAGTTCTGCAGGGGCGTACGCACAAAGTGCTTCAGACCGTTAGGAACATCAGTCAACAGGAACCAGCCGTTTGTATCAGTCAAGAAGTGGTTCACGGTGTAACCACCGGGGATAGAACCATTGTTCTTCAAGGCATTGATATCGTTGTCGGTAGTACCAACGCGCTGTTCAGTTTCCAGCAAACGAGTTGCCACGAACATCAAAGCGGGAGGAACAACCAACTTCTTGGGCTTGGCAGCGATCAGCAAACTACGCTCATCAGTCCATGCGGCGATCTGAATCACAGCATTTTCCAAAGAAGTTTCGTTCAGGTCAGCAGCCACCGAAGGACGATTGCTGTTAGTACCGCCAGAGACCAGCGGGTGCAGCGTAGAACACAAAGCAACACCGTCACCGTAAGTGACTGCGGAGCTAAAGGCATTGTTCAAGACCGTTGCAGCCTTGACTTGCTTTGTGTACGACATACCACGGGCCAGTGCTTTGGTGTAGCGGGCTGAGAGACTATCGTACAGATTGTCTTCAACGGCTTCTTCAGTGATACTGAAGCCCATTGCGATGGTTTCGTGGTTGTACCGGGCGGTCCAAGCTTCCTGCGCGTTGTCATAAGCAATCGCAGAACCCTCGTTCTTCACCGGAGCAGCGGAGAAACCAGACAGTTTGGTCTCTTCTTCAAAGGAACGCTCAGAAGACTCAGTTTCATAAATCTCTTTATGCTCTTCGCCGTACTTCGCATATTCCAGACCGAACAAGGCGTTCAATCCGGGGAGCAGTTCTTTAAGTAGTTGTGCGCGTGAAATAGCCATGATTTAGCTCCTTATTAAGCGACAGCAGCGCCAATGTAATACTGGTGCTGGGCGAAGTTGATTTTCACCAAAATCTCCGAGTACTGAGTAAACACAATGGTTGAGCTTGCAGGGATTGCAACAATGCTGCCGGGAACAGCAACCGCCAAGTTGATATTGATGGTAGTCGAACCTGCAGCGTTATTAGCCTGCACATACGAACCAGTCTGTACCAGTTGACCATTAGCTGCGATGTACGCCACATCTGCACCCGCCAGAATCGCGCTTGGAAGGCCAGTGCCTGTCAGCGTAATTGCGGTAGTTGTAGAAGAGCCTACTGCCGACACTGAGGAGGAGGTCTCACGGACCATATCCACAACACGCAGGGGGAAGGTACCTGTGATAGCGGGAGCGCCAGCACCAGTAACCGAGGCAATAGCGTTTGCCGAATTGCCAGTGTTCAGATTAACAGCGTTGTTAATCATCTGGATATTCTGACCGATCAACGCATTATTGGCAGAGCCGATAACGGTAGTAGCGGAGCAAACAGCGCCTTTGAACACGGTGTCAGGATCATCAGTAACAATAGCTACTGCGTCACCAGCCAACGTACCAGCGGGCCAATATTGCGAGAAGAACTTCTGCTTGGTCAATGGGTTCGTGTACGAACAGCCAAGGAAAATACCGACAAGACCACTAGCGCCCGCTGCAGTTACCTGCAGACGAACAGCGGTGCCGCGATTCAACGCAACAAAGTCGCCATAACCAATATCAGTGGCATAGCCATACTGAATTGGGTAATTACGGGTAGAACCCGAGAATACTTGTCCGCCGATCAGGTTGACCGGCTTTAGCCCGTAGGGGGCATCAACGGTGGGGTAAGCCATCTTAGACTCCTAAATTAAGTACCTTTACCGAAAGTGACTTGGGACTTACGTTCTTTGAACATAGGCATCCGTGGGTCATTTTCACGCATATAAGTGTTATCCACAGAACTCATTTGAGCGTCCGCTTGGTTGCGGTAATACGCATCACGTTGTTCCACGAACTCCACGGGTGTTTTGCATAACAACAAACCACCGATTTCAACTGAATCAGGGAATCGTGACGACTGCCCGGACATTAGCCGAATCTCAGGATGATCTGAAGCCTTTACAGGTTCCCAACCTTCACGAAGTTTTGAAGAGACGTTAAGCGGGTCAGCATTATTCAACGTGCTAACTCGAATCCAACGAAATGCAAAGCCGGGTTCCGCATTAGGGTCCGGCAGTAGCTGGGGCGGGGTCCATTTTGTGGGGCGCTCCATTTTCGCTCGGGTTTCAAGATCACGTGGTTGTCTAATAGTTTCAGCCATAATCATTTCCTCATTTCGTCAGCAACCTTACGGGCATACAGTTCCAATGGAACTCCAAGCCTTTTGGCGATAGACACTTGCGTTTGCGTTAGTACGACCTTTCGGGGAGCAGTACTTCGGGTTGCGGGTGCCACTACGTTCCTTTTTTGTGTGCGCTGAGAATTAGCATCAGCGGTTCCGTCTGACTCGAACTTGTCCGGGAACACTTGTCGCACACGAGAATTAACGCGATCATAGTAGGTATCAGATTGTGGATCAATACCTTCTTTGATTAACTTGTTGTGCAAGCCAAGAGCAAAGCTAGTCATCTCATCATCAGACCCAAACCAACTATTATCTTGCTGCCATTCTACTGCTTTTCTATCTTCAGGAGGGCTAGCAGCATATTGTTGTGGTTGTACCACAGGTTTATCCGGTTGTACAGTAGCCGGTTTAAAGTTATTAACCCGCTCGGCTTTCATCTTCACCGTGGTCATATTCTCCTGAGCCGCTACAAGCGCATCAGAATCCCCGGCTTCATACGCATTCTTATAGGCCCGCTTGGCTTGCTCTAGCTCATTAGCGACTACTTTCTTGGCCTGCTCAAGCAGTGCGGTCTGCCCTTGGTTCAAGGAACCTTTAAGCTGCCGGTTCTCTTCGGCAATAGTCTGGGCAATCCGTACAGCCTCTTCGCGCTCCCGCAGAGCGGATTCTTTGGCCCGCCGCTCTTCGTGGTAGCCCTTAGTAAAGTGCTTAATGCGCTTCTTGGCACTATCTGAATAGCTATCGAGTTCTTCGTCAGTAGGGTCTACCGGGGCCTCTGCCATAGGCTTGCGGTTACGGTCCCGCTCGGGAGTATCGTCTACGATCTCAACTTCTGGGGCTACAACCCGCCCACCTACTCGGGGATTAGAAGTTTCAATTTCGTCAGGAAACTCAAATTCAGTTTTTTCGATAGTCATACTAGCTCCTTAGGGACGTTGAATACCGCGAGGGTCTTGAACTACTGCTTCTACAGAATCATCGTTAATGATCCGCCATTCGGTATCGTGAATCTTCATACGAGTACCTGTATTAGGGCGTACAAGAATAAAATCACCAACAGCGCAAGAAGGTCCTGAAGGAAACCGTTTTTCATCTTTGAAGGCATCGGGGCCAATTTTTGCTACGAACAATACCGGAGATAACAACTCCTCATGGCGCTGTGCTTGGCTAGATTTCAAAATCCCACCGTCATACTCTTCCTTAGCCTCAGGGAGCATACAGAGAATATGATACGTAACCGGATCAGGAATCTGTTTGGCTTTGGCTTCGCTAGTCCCCGCCAAAATAGATACGGGCCCCCTAGGGTCTGCCGTATGACTAATTAGGAATTCATTCGTCTTCATATCGCTCCAGTTTCTTACGCAGGTCTTGTAGATCAGTGAGTGCAAGGCCAAGACCGTAGATAACCCCGCACATTCTTTGGTACTCCCCAAAGTCTTTACAACTCCCTTTTGAGAGGGAGTCTGCCATGTAGTCCACATGGGCTTTAAATTTCTTATCGAGAACTTCTAGTTCGGTCATAGGGGCTCCATAGTGATATGGTTAATCTTATGCCCCGCAGCCCATATTCTTATATGATTGCATACAACACGTTCTGTACAGGTCCCACAAGACTTAACATGTCCTAACTTTTGAGCATTATTGGGATGGGATCGGTGTGCATATAGAACTTTAGGTAAATGTGCAGTAGGGAATTTGTCTGCTATCTGTGCAAAAATGTCGGAATCTTCACACGCGCTAACTAGCTTATCGTTATACCCCTCTATATAGTCCATCACATTGCGACGAAACATACAAAAATGACGATGTGCGTATGTATAGGATTGCGACTGGTCAAAAGAGCGTTCTGAAGCATAGTTCATAAACACTCCTTTTTCATCAATGTGTAAACGATCAGAGTACAACATTGATACTTTAGTCCGCTCAAACTCCCGCAACATTTCCTCTATAGCCCAACGTTCTAACAAATCATCTTGATCGAAATGCGCTACATAGTCTCCTGTAGATGCCTCGTAAGTTCGTTTACGATTTTTAGGAATACCTAAGGTTGTGCTATTACGAAACACTTTTATTCGTGTATCGTACTCTGCAAAATTAAGCGCAGTACCCCATGTAGTGTCCGTAGAGCAATCATCTACGATAACAAGTTCCCAGTTTTTATGGGTTTGGGCTTGTACGCTTTCTATAGCAAGAGCTAAATACGCGCCTGCATTGTAAGTAGGCATTAGTAACGAGACTAAATCCAAACTCATTTTGTATATCTCCCAAATACTTGTATAGTGGTTCTAGGTTGAGCATCAGGGGTAGTACTAAATACTGAATGCTCTAAAGGAGTATGAATACGAACGGCATTGTTGAATTCAGGTTTAATACACTTTATTTCAGAAGCTACTTTGTATGCAAAATATCCGCCCCAATCAATATCCCATTCAGGATTACAGTAAATAGTCATTGCAAAATCCCAAGCATGGTCCGCGTGCCACGGTATATAACTCCCCGGCATCCATTTATAGTACATTGCATATAGGTACTCAAATTTGGCTAAATCAGGAGCTAAAGTACGTACCGCAGTAAATATCTCTTGCATTAACTCGTCTGATAAATCGTACACAAGTACAGCGTTACTACACTTAACGATACCTTCATTCCAGCAGGAATGATTAGACCTACAACTGGTTTGCGATTTTGCAAAGGTCTCAATACGCTGAATCAATGCAAGGGGAAGCATATTTTTGTATACCATTATTCCTTGTGGAGCGGGGATAGGAGTAGGAATAGGAGTCGTGTTCATAATTAAACGCTCTGGGTCCGTATCCATTTAGTAGCCACCCATTTCTCCCCGGCTATTACCGGATTTCCCCCGTGTAGGGTACTAATATCAGTATCGTCGGGGTAGCTAAAAAATACCGCATTACCTGCTACGGGTTGAATGTCTAGTCCTAAATTTGGGAATGTAGTCGCCCCACCTGCGTCTGGGGTGTTCAAGTACATCAACAAAGTTCCAACCCGAGGACCCCCGGGCCGGGTAGCTTTAGCCTCGTCTATAAAATAGTCATAGTGCGGTAGATACTGCTGGCCTACATCATACTTAAGTACTTGCAGCCCCTCCCCATGAGTAACTGGAAAGTTAAGCACCTTAGAAATTCTGTCCTCGATACGGGTAACGGTATCATTCTCAGCACGATGAAAAAAGGTTCCGTGGCTAGTTCGGCTATTAGAAAGCTCACTAGCTCCTGTATCAAGCGCCATACCCATAGAAGGTGTTAGCTTAGGTGTAGATAAAGCTATTAAGGTAGCACATTCTGTAGGACTTAAAAAGTTTGAGAACAATACAATATTAGGAGTTTTAAATATAGCCTGTATCGTAAATTGATGCCCCTCAATAATAAATGTACTTTTACTATCGGCTTTAATGCTAGGAATAGGGTTTACCGCAGAACCTACCTGCGCTTTCAGTGCGTCTATTTGAGCTTTAGCGTCATTATATTTTTGGGTCATGCGCTCTAAGGCTGTATACCCGGGAAGCTTTTTAATACGATCTAGTAGCTCTTGAACTTCTACAGCGTCCATACCCGCCTGAAGCATTTGCGCTTTAATAACCTCTGCGGGTACCCCTAGGGCTGTATTTTCCGCAGCCCAACTAGCCCATTCAATATTTAGTGAAGTTCCCATTTAGTATCTCCTAAGTTTCTGTGCCGCTTGTTGTGCGGCTAGCTGCTGCTTGAGTTGGTTCGCCTGCACTGCTGCAGCCATCTTCTGCTGCTGGACCTGCTGTGCGTGTGTAAGCTGTTGCTGGTGGGCTTGCTGGCCCTGCTGAAGCTCCTGCATGTGCCGCTGCTGTGCCAAGGCCGGGTCTTCGCCGCGCTTGCTAGCCATCTCCTGCGTCTTAAGCTGCAACTCGGCCTGCTTGATCTGCAGGTCCCCCTGAATCTTCTGGCCCTTAAGCTCAACCTCTTTGCCTTTAAGCTGCAACTCGGCTTGCTGAAGCTGCATCATCGGGTCTTGCGCCATCTGCTGATTCTGGGCTTGCTGGGCTTGGGACATATTCAACTGCAGCAACTGCGTAGCGGCTTGCGCGGTCAGGCGGGCTAGCTGAACTTCTACGTCCTCAGGCAAGTCCGAGTCTGGTGCAGGCATCAGGACGCCCATCTGCTCCTCGATCTTGCGGCGATACGCAAAGGCCAAATGCTCAGAAATATGCGCCATCGTCGCAGCCATCATCTGCTGCGCCATCGGATTCTGACCCATTGTCTGCCCGATCATCGGGTCTTTCATAAACGTTGTGTGTACAGCGATGTGAGCATCGTGATCTTGGTAAATAAACGCCTTAACGGGTTTGCCATTAAGGAACGCCATGTTCTCGCTAATCGGATCGCGGGGCTTCAGGTCATCGTCAATCGGAACCAATTTCTCTGCGTTCTTGATACCCAACACCTCAAGCATCTGGCGGTGCAACTGGGGCAAGTCGTAAATCTGCGGGGCTCCCTGCGCCAACTGGATTGCAGCTTGGTACTGCATGATCCGCTGGGCCATTGTGGTGCTGTTGGGATCGCTGACCGGGATAACCTCCACCAGTGAGTAGTCGCTGCGCTTGGCCTTACGGTCGCCTTTAGCGGGGTCATACTCGTAGTCGTCCGGAGCGTTGTCTCCAATGATCGCAGCTAGAAGCTTGAACTCCTGCTTCATGGACGCATGGACCCGGGCCTGCACAGCACTCATGGTCTTCAGCGTACGCTCCAGCAACGCCAGCGTAGTGCCCACAGGCGCATTACCCGACATGTCGGCAATCTTCATGTCACTGATAGCCCCCAGTCGGCGGGCCTCATCGGTAATCTGGTTCAGCAGCGCCAACAGCGTTTGGCTAGGCTCCTTGTACGGCAGGGGCATGATGTTGTCCCGGACTGTCCCGGAAGCGACATCTACGTCCCGGAACTCGCCCGGAGCGATGGGAGTGTCATCTCCCTTGATACGCAAGCCACGCGCCTTCAAGCCACCCGGCAGATTAGCTAGTGAGCCCGCATCAATCAACTGACGAATCAGCGAGGTACCCGCCCGGGCGTAGCCGCCAATCAGGTTAATCAATCCAAAGCCATAGGCACCGAAGCCGGGGATATACGTGTACTGTACGAAGTGTTGCCGCTTCTGCTTGGTTACGTCATCCTCTTCCCAGTTCCTGCGGATAGCCAGCACGTTGCTAGTGCCGCGCTCAATAGTGACCACATACGGCAGGGCAATCCCATCGTCATCCTCGTACCCGGGCATATCCCAGTCAACGTGAATTTCCAGCAACTGAAACCGGTCATCGTCAGTGACGCTGTAGCCCTGCTCTTCAGCCTTTTTCTTCTCAACGTCCGTAGTGATGTGAACCGGATCGCCAAGGTCCACCTCACGATAAAACCCAGCTACCTGCAGCTTGCGAACCTCGTTCTCCGTCTTACGCATGACATGGGTAACCCGCTCTGCAGTCTGCGAACTAGACGCGCCATACGGGATGATGACATCTTCAGCAGGGACAAACAGCGACACTTGCCTACGCATCGACGGGTCGTAATACACCTTCTTGAACGCAGAACCGGACAATCCAAGGTTAAACAACATGCGCTCATGCTCTGGCCGATACTCAGGCATCTTCTCCAGAATCTGATAATTCATGTCCTCCTGCACTCGCGCAGCGGCCTCTTCGGTATCTTTCGTAGCCGCCCCCACGATGGAAGTCCGCACTGGACCCGCAGCAGGGAACGTCTCTGTCGCCATCTCGGCCTGAAACCGAATCGCAGCTTCAGTCAGCACTGTGGAATATACGCCACAAGCCCCACTCCAAGGCTCTGTACGTTCGTCGTACTTCATGCCCAAGACCTCAAGGCCCTTCACATACGCATCAACCCAGTCCTTGCGGGAGTTAATGTCGGCATCCACCAAGGCTAGCAGGTCACCCGCAAGCTCAGTCAACTCGCCCTCATCCATGAATTCTGCAAGGTTGTCGCCAAAATCCTCACCTTGAGTGGGCTCAGGAATCAGCGTAATTTCCACGCTACCATCGGCCAGCGTGACCCGATCCGGGTTTTCAATCTCGATCTCCAGATCAGGCTCTGTATTCGCAACAACATCCGTAATAGAGTCGAGCCCCAGCGGTGCAGGGTTCAGGGAAGAGAACATGTTTGAGGTAGCCATAGGTATCCTTAGTAGTAAGCAGCTTTACGTGCCGCTTGGTAGTCCGCATTATCCCCGTGGTCAGAGGCTAACCGCAAGAGGCCCCCCTTCCGGATACGAATAAGTGCCAGTGTGCAGGTATCTACTTGGTCGTCATGCTCCCCGCTAGGGAATGCCAGCAGTTCTTCAACCACGCTAGTAGCCCATGCAGTCTCCGGGAACCACACTTGGCCGCTCAGGAACATATCACTAACCGAATTCAGCCGTGCAATCTTGTCTTGGCCCTTACCGGGGCTGTAATCCTGCACAAACAGCCCTGACCGGCGCATTTCATCAATCAGCGGTTGTCCGCTGGCCTTAGCCTCGACAATTATGCTATCGGGCTCCCAATCTTTGGCCTGTTGCAGTGCCATTTGCTTCAATTCGGGAAATTCCCACTTGCCCCGCACACAATTCAGCAGAATAGCGTTGTCAATCTCTTCCTCGTTCTTCCAAACGCCCCATGTTTGGCACACAGAGTAGTCCGAACGGGTTTTCGTGGTCAGTGCAGTGTCAAAAGCCTGCACAATGTAGTCAACAGCAGGAGGTTTCTCCTTGGGCCACCACTTAATATGGTCCCGTTTGACAATCGCAGCCTCTTGCGCCGTGGGATTTTGCTGATATTGAGCGTTCCACTGCCATGCAGGCATAGACGCCTTGGTCCGCAGGAGGGATTCCAAGCTCCACTGCTCCGGCCACAGAGACTTCTGGATGGTAGCGGGCGCATCCGGGTCAAAATTAGCGTTTGCAGTGTCCGCCAGCGGGTTAGCTAGCTCCAAAATGGCCGGAAACTCGAACATATCGTACTGATCGCCATCTTCATTCAGCGTACTGTCCTTCAGCAAGCGTCCAATCAGATCGCGCTGGTGCCAGCGAGTGTGGAGAATGCAAATCTTGCCCCCGGGCATCAGTCGAGTCCGCAGGCCCGCACGGAACCACTCGTAGATACCATCGAGGGAGGTCGTGTTTCCACTCTTAATATCCTGTTCGGAGATCGGATCGTCCACCACAACCAAGTTGGCCCCCCGGCCAGCCAACGCACCTCCAACACCTGTGGCGTAGACCTCCCCGCCTTTGGTCGTGTTCCACTTGCCCGCAGCCTTGGCATCAGCAGCGATAGCTACGCCCGGAAATATCCGTTTGTAGTCGGGAGTTTGCATAAGGTTACGCACCTTACGCGCCATGTCCACAGCCAAGTCAACCGTATGGGAGGCCACAATCATCTTGTGGTCGGGGTGTTTACCCAAGTACCACGCAGGGTAGTAGATGGATATCATCTGGCTTTTACCAAACCGGGGGGCCATTGACACGGCAATCCGATCCTTCTCGCCCGCCTCTACCTGCGTCAGGAGCGCCCCTAGCCTCTTCAGGTGGGTTCCAAACTTGTAGGCGGGGTCCACAGCCGCAATAAACGCAAGGAAGTCCCCTTGCGCCAGCATCGTACGCTTACGCTCTTCCAACTCATCCAGCAACGCTAGGGTGTTTGCCATGTCCAAGTGCGACATGTTCGGGATATTAGCCAGCAGCCGCTGGACATCAGTGAGGTCCGTCATTCGGCGGGAAGCTCAGGCGGGGTAATAGCAAACATATCAGAGTCGATAGTCTTCATCAAACGCTCCCGCAGTAGCTGTTCCAACTCTTCCGTTGGCCTGTGCCGCATGGTAATTTCCGTCTTGTCCGTGAACAGTCCAACGTCTGATATCTTGCCTAGCAGTTCGTAGCACTTGAGCCGGATGCGGGGATCGGGGTTAGCCGAATCCACAATCAACTTGTTCGTTACGTAGGTCCGCAGTTGAGCAGCCGATTGAATGACTACCTTGTCGTACTCGTCCAGCAGGGCCTTGATATGAATGATGGTGCCCGGGGAGGACAGCATAGTCTCCGTAGCCGCCTTGGTGCCCGTGAACACGGCGTGAGCCGCAGAGATATCGGCATCTGATACTTCCACCCCATCGGCGATTTCCGCGAGGCTGTTGAACGCAGCAGCTATTCGAGCTTGCAGGTCCTCAAACGTAGGCGGGTATTCCGCATAGGGGATGTCAGTGTCGATAACTGGAAATTGCATAAGTTGTCCGCAGCCGTGAGGCGATATGAAATTATTACACAAAAATTTGGCAGGGGCATTTTATTTAGCTAGGGGGGTCTTTCCGTGGGGCCGATACCGGAATTCCGATAACGGAAAAATATTTACCTATGTCTAGTTAAGAGGTGGTGAAGTAGCCGTGGGAGTTGCGCTCAGTGTAATTGCAGGCGGGACTCCAAACGCCAGAAACGGGTCCGGGGTACCGGTGGGGTCAGGCTTCCAACTAATATTAGTTTCAGTTCGTCGCCTAGGGTACTTGACAATGTATAAGAACTGGGTTACATTATAGGTGTTGGTTGTTTAAGGGTTGTTTCATACCTACGACTGACTTGGAGTATTTCACATGGCTAAGTCTACACAGATGGTTTCCTTCAATACCACTGCAACAGTGGTTATCAAGTCAATGAAGGCCCAAGAGGCCGCATCAATAAAAGGCGGCGAGGTCATCGAGGCGGCGTTCATCCAATACCTTGACGCTTGCACTATTGCAGGTATTCCCCGCGATCAAGAGGGCGTTGATGCTATCGGGAAAGAGATATTGGAATGTCAAGTGATGTTAGACGCTATTGCGATACTTGGGCCTGTGTTTAAGAATACGGTGTCGTCATATTCAGGGGGCGCAAAACGCGCTTATTTCTTGAATGTTCAATGGTACGCATCAGCGCATCTGCACCCCCTCAAAGGCGGCTTGGCTTTCCTGCCGTGGGGTAAGGGCGCGAAGGCCGAAGCGGCACGTTTGGCGGCACTGGCTGCAGGTGGCGAAGCCCCCGCGACAAAAGCTCGGACAGGCAATGTCACCACGACCGATAACAAAGCTTTGTTAGATACCCTTAGGAAAGCAATAGAACAAGCTATGATTTTGAATCGCCTTGAAATGAAGGGTAGTCTAATTGACCTTGCTTGTGAGATTGACCCTGACTTCAAGGTGTAAGGGCATACCATGAACTCCTGAGGGCAGGGGTTTGTAGTGCGTCTTTGCACTTAACGGAGAAATAGTATGACAAGTACCGCAGCATTTTTGGCCCAGCAGATCAATGCGAACGGTTTCGTTCGCGGCTGGAATCAGTCGCACCGCTTCGGCGTGCGCGTACAGGACGGCGAAGTGACTTCGCTATTCCCAGTCAATGCGGACTGGGATGGCTACAGATTCCATGGATATGACCGGGCAACTCGTGCCGAGGTGCTGGAATACTACGGCAGCAAAGGTGCCGCGATGGCTGCATGGACCAAACGGTTTGGAGGTGCAGAATGAATGCCGTGATTCAAGCCCTTGATGGGCAATGTAAGCCCATCGGAGAGCCAAAGGACTTGACTACTGTGGCTGGGATGGCTTGGGGTGTTCGGGAAGATATCCAAAATGGAAAACGGGGAATGATCCCCAACTGGTGTTCTAGTCCTGCAGTGTGGTGGCTAGTGACGGAAGCCTGACCAGCGCCTACCCAACGAACCGCCGAAAGGCGGTTTTTTTACGCCCGGATTTTCCCGGGCGTTGCATGATAGTAAGGCAAGTGAGCAAGTGAGCAGGCGAGCAGGCGAGCGGGAGCGCCATACAAGAATACACCTTACTCTTAACTAATATTAGTTGGGCTCTTACACTGAGTAAGTGTAGGCTCGTATTGTAAGAGGTTCAATGCGTCAGCCTTTTGGGCCCTAAAGTATGGTGTATATAGAAGAAGTAACGGTAACAAGTGGTATTCGGGTTTCTACATTACGTTTGAATAGTATTCTGGCATACAGGCACTACGAAGGGGCCAAAACGGCAGTGGCGGACGTAACGAAAAGCAAGAAAACCTCTAATAATAATACTTTATAAGATTGTATTGTTACCTTGTACTGCCCGTAACGCGCTAAAAAAACCGTAGGATTTGCACGGAATCCGAATTTGTGAGTTCTCAAAGAACAAGTTATTTGTATCTTTTTAAAAAAGTCCGGGGGCGCTCTCAGGAGCTCTCTCCGGCCAAAAACATCGCATCATCGCCTTCTCTTGATACCCTACACTACTTCCCGCCCCGTTCCGCCCAACCTGTTGATTTCAGAGGGTTTTCCCCTGTAAGACTGCTGTGGTACGCGGCTACGCCCTTACATAAAGATTCCCGTAACCTATACAGACAAGAGGGTACAAGCCTACACTATAACGTTCAAAAAACTATACAGACTCAACTCAAAATAAATCGTACCAAACACTTTTCCCGCCCCCTTTTTCCGTGGTACACTCTGCTCCTCTTCAACTTAATAGACTCTTAAATATGCTTTACTCTTACAACGATCTTGCCCTGCAGCCCCAAACGCAGGCTGTTCAGTTCTCTCCTTCTGCAGATATGCCATTTACTAGCCTGCGGGTCTGCCATGACAAGGCGGTAAAACTGTTCGTGATCGGCACCCCAGAGGCCCCAGTGTTCTACGGGGCGGAAGCTATCCTGAACGGGCTCCTGCATGGTGCGGCTGATATGGAGTTGCCTTTGCCTGACCCCTTGCCAGTGCCAGAGGCGTTCGCGGTGCTGGATGCACAGGAGCAACTAATATTAGTTACGGCTGCTCTGGGGGCGCACATGGACAGCCTCACGCTGCTGGCAGGGTCAAAGGCGGCACTATCGCTGCTCATGGGCAAGGCTACTGCTCTGGGGTTTGTGGTGGCTAGGTCTAGCGATGCTCTGGGCTTGGGCGACAAGGTACGGGCCGACACTACTGCGGCTATACGGAGCCGACTGCTGAATGAGCAGGTATCTAACGATATAGAAGACGCCACGACTAAGATACCGAATGCGGTGATGGACGCGCCCCTGATGCAGATCGTACCGGGTGGGGCTGCGATGCTGGAGCGGCTGGAGCGTATGCGTCCGGACACTAAGAGCCTTGCTACGCGCATGAAGTGGCCCTTCAGGGAGATGGAGGTGGGCGATGTGGTGCGTATCCCTGCGGTGCTAGCCAAACGGGCGCAAACGGCAGTCCACGTATATGGTGCGCGGATGGGTAAGCGGTTTGCTAGCACCGGGGAGCGGGGCACGGGGATTCTCACGGTAACCCGCCTGCGGGACAAAGCCCCCACCTGAACTGCAACTACTGTCATCGCAGGGCCCCAGAAGTGGGGCTTTTTTACGCCTAAATACGGCCCCAACTACCCGCCAAACACTTGACATACTAGACAATGTATGGTACAATAGACCCATCGACTTGAGGATCGCTTCAAGTTAGCAGGCACCATACACATCACGGGCCACATCATTAACAATCTGACGTAAGTCTAACCAACTAATATTAGTTGGGAGGGCAAGCAAGCCGCTGCTGGTATACCCAGAAGCCTAAAGGTTCGCCTAGTGCGAATCTCCCTTGGCGAGTAAGCGTAGGGTACAGCCCCTGCATATGTGTGGTAACAGCACTGTGCAATGCAAACCGATACTACTTAAATGAGTGCTGCTCCTCTCGGGGAAACCCTGCATGAGCCCTTGGGACGTGGAACCAGCATAGCTGGGATAAGCCACGCCGACAAACTCTATCGTAGTTACAAGCCAATACAAAGCATACAAAGCCAATGAATTCTGACGGGCATAACTGCCCGTGCTAGAGCGCCTAGCATATAGGGCACATCACTGTGCCTTATGTAGTGGATGCTCCCACTGCGTAACTAATATTAGTTACGCTAACTTAAGGAAACGATATGAATACGTACACAAAATTAAGCCTGCACTTGACCAAGCACATTTACGCCAAAGGCAAGAACCAAGGCGATGCGCCGCTGGATGGTAGTCGTAGAGGGCGAGCTACGGAGCGGGTTATCTCCCGGCCCGGTTACATGGCGGTAATCATGCACCACACCTGCATACTGCGGGCTTATGAGGACGGGTCGTTTATGCTGGACACACAGGGCTGGCACGACAGCCCCACGACACGAGAGGCACTGCGGGTGGCGTTGAGGTTCACACCGCTGACAGGGCACAGGGTGTATAAGCGCAAGCAGTTTGGCGTCTCCCAAGCGTGTATGACGCTCAAGGATGGCCGGGTCGTGGCGTTCTACGATGGCATGAGGTTCAACGCTGACGGTGACCTGACTACGGACTTGATACCGTTTCAGCAACGCCGGATTAACCCAAAGGAATCGAAAGAATTCGCACAAGGGCTCAAGGACTCCGGGTTCACGGCTATGTATCCCCTGCTGTATGCCACCTGCACCGCCCCGGAGATGCTACCGTTACCGGATACGCGGCACATGGCGGACATACTGACGACAGACTACAGGGCACCCGCATGGCCAGAGATTATCCAGTACTACAAGTTCGAGATGCTATACGACTACAAGTCGCAGACTCGGTTCTTCCAAGAGCGGGGCGATGCCAAGTCCTGCTGGTCTGTGATGATGGCGCTGTGCAAGGCCAATATGTATGAGACCGTTGCGTCTTCTGTCAGTGCAGTGTAAGCAACCCCAACTAATATTAGTTCAAACCAAACCAACCAAGGAATATCATGCAAGTAACTCTCAACCAAGCCGCCACCCTTATCCGTACCTGCGGCACTACGAATACATTCCTCCTGCAGGGTCAGCCCGGTGTAGGCAAGTCGGCCATCCTGCGTATGCTGGCTGCAGAACTACCAGATTATCAGGCGTGCTACATTGACGTAGCTAACCTTGACCTCGGTGACTTGGGTATGCCGGTCATTGACCGTGACCAGATGGTTACCAACTACGCACCGAATAGCAGGTTCGGTATCGGCAAGGGGCAAGATCGGCCTGTGCTGCTGATGCTGGACGAGTTGGGCAAGGGTGCCCGTCCCATTATTAATATGCTGCTGCCTGTGATTCTTGAGCGTAGGCTTGGTGACGTTGTGCTGCCAGTGGGTAGCATCGTGTTCGGTACGACTAACCTTGCGACTGACGGGGTAGGCGACAACATACCGGCTCATGCCCACAACAGGATGACGGTGCTGGACGTAGCTAACCCTGCGGTTGACGACTGGCTTGGTTGGGCTGCTAACAATGACATTGCCCCGGAGTTGATGGCGTTTGCCCGTGACTTCCCCCAAGTGTTCGAGCGGTACGACCTGATCGACAAGGTAGAGAAGAACCCGTACATCTTCAGCCCATTGACGGGTAATACCAAGGCGTTCTGTTCGCCTAGGTCTATGGAGAAGGCAAGCAACATCATCAAGCAACGTGCGGCCCTTGGCTCTGCGTTACTGCCCGCACTGATCGGCACACTGGGCGAGGCTGCAGCCCGTGACTTGGATGCACTGGTCAATCTGGCTGACGGTATGACTAGCTTCGTTAGCATCATCGCAGACCCCGCTAAGGCACGGTTACCTGACGGTGCGGGTGCGTACTTCCTGATGGCCTTCAGCCTTGCGGCCCGTGCCAATGCAGAGAACCTGACGCAGATCATCACGTATGTCAATCGGTTCGAGTCGTTCGAGGCCAAGACGCTGTTCGCCACCACACTGGCAAGCAACAAGGCTAAGGTAGGCATGGCGTGTAGCAATCGTACCTTTACGGTAATGGCCGCTGCTCTCGGTAAGTTCTTCTAACTAATATTAGTTCCATCATGTTAATCACAGAACGCACAAGCAACGGTCAGGTCGTAGTCACATTGCACAAAGACTGGTCACCTGACCGGATAGGCAAGGCATACGTCCCGCGCTTCCAGAACAACATCCCATCACGGGATGCCTACAAACTGCAGACATTACTCCTAAGGAAAACGAAATGAAAACACCAACAACCACAACAGTCGTACCCGACTGGGCTGCTATCTGGGCGCGGCTTGAGACGGGGGAGATTCTGACTTTAGAGGACATGACCCTGCCCATGACCCGTGCGTTCAATATGTGGGCGCGGGTACATAAGACCATGGGCCTTAAGACCCGGGGACTACTCACTGGCGGGTATCAGGTGCAGATAGGCAACCCTGTGCCAACAGAGAAACGCCGGTATACCAAGAGGAACTGATATGAAGACCACTATCATTACCGACGATGCTATTAGCCTTACGACTCTACGTAAGTTTCAGACAGAGATTGCGATTCGGGATAGGCAGATTGCCTTCCTGATGGAAGCATTGCAGAACACGGCGTCCCATGCACAGATGGTGCTGGCGGCTATCGTTGAGACAACCCCAACGGATAAGTAATGGACTACCTCTACGACTTCCTCGTGTCGTTCGTAGTGGTCATAGGACTGCTACTTATGAGTCTATTTAAATACGTGCTACCCAACTAATATTAGTTACAACTAAGGAAACAAAATGAACAGTTCAGATCGTATCAAGAAGGCCCACGTTGCCATCATGCAGCACAAGAAGCTGTGTGTATTCTCCGGCCTGCTGGCCTGCGGTAAGGTGACCGTGACTGAGGACATCCCCACTGCGTGTACTAATGGCTGGGACGTGCAGTACAACCCCGAGTTTGTCGCGGAGCTTAAGGACCCTGAGTTGCGGTTCCTTGTGTTGCATGAGGCGTTGCACAAAGCGTATCGTCACCTCCATGTGTGGAAAAGCCTGTGGGATATTGACCCTCAGTTGGCAAACATTGCGGCTGACCACTTCAACAACCTGTCGCTGGTTGACTTGGATGCAGGCGAGGGGTTCCTTGCCATGCCTAAGGTAGGTGTGCAGCCTGACCCGCAGTACCGGGGTAACTCTGTGTCGATGATCTTCGACAAGCTTCGGCAGAACCCCCCACCCAAAGACCCGCAAGGTGGCGGCGGTGACGGTATGGACGACCACGACTGGAAGTCAGGCAATGCAGCAAGCCTCACAGAGCAAGAGATGCAGGGCAAGGAGATCGACCGGGCTATGCGTCAGGGCGAGATCATGCGTAGCAAGATGCAAGGCAAGGGTAGTAAGGGTCAGTCTGGGGTGTTCGGTGACTTGCTGACACCTGTGATTGACTGGCGCAAGGTATTGCGCGACTTCATCACTGAGACCTGCGCTGGCCGCGACGAGTCAACGTGGCGTAGACCTAACCGTAGGTTTATCGGTGACGATGTGTATATGCCTAGCATGATGAGTACGACGATGAACGAATTAGTTATCGGGTTCGATACCTCAGGCTCGTGCTTCGGTGGTGCAGACATGGCGCGGTTCGTATCCGAGATCAAGGTAATCATCGAGGACGTAAAGCCTAGCAAGTGCCGGGTGATCTACTGGGATACATCAGTTCGTGGTGAGCAAGTGTTCGAGGACGGACAGTTTGCTGTGCAGAACCTCAAGCCTCAGGGTGGTGGCGGTACGGATGGCTCGGTGCTGTTCGACTACCTGCGCGACAAGCAGATATCCCCTGATGCCATCATCCAGTTCAGCGATGGGTACGTAGGTAGCTGGGGCAATAGCTCATGGCCTACGCTGTGGGCACTGACAACTAATATTAGTTCGCCTTACGGTACGACTATTCACTTAGGAGAATGATATGAAATTCGTTATGGAAATCAACAACGTCAAGATCGTGCTGACCACTGAGCAATTGGAAGCCATCACTACGGCACTGGATGGCTGCGAGTATCTGGAGAACAAGTACTTAGGCAACAACCTAGGGGTCAACGGGTCGAACTACTTGGAACTACTGAGCCCCGTGGTCATGCGAGACCTGCTCAAGGTAGGCGTTATGAGTGACGTAGATCACGAAGCCAAGACGTTTGTTACCAAGCAATACAACAAGGATAAGGCATGACAACCGCATGGGCACACTTGCCTAACGCCGCGCACATCGACCGGGTACTGGCCTCACTGAAGGCTAACCCGAAGGTATGGGTCGCTGCTCGGACCGCTGCTTGGGGCGCTGCTCGGGGCGCTGCTCGGGACGCTGTTTGGGACGCTGCTCGGGACGCTGCTCGGGACGCTGCTCGGACCGCTGCTTGGGACGCTGCTTGGGGCGCTGCTTGGGACGCTGCTCGGGGCGCTGCTCGGGACGCTGCTTGGGGCGCTATAGCTGCGCTCATAGCATGGGACGACTGCGGGGGGTTCTTGGATATGCCACCCGATGCCGTTCGGCTAGTTGCCGCTGTTGGGAACCACTCTGCCATTCTGGTGCTACCCGCAGCTATCGTATTCAGTAAGTCATCTGTAAGTTTCGCCAACTAATATTAGTTCACCAACCAAGGAAATAAAATGAGCATCACAACAATCGCCGGAGTCGCACGGGCCGCTATGTTAGTAGACCTGAACATCAAGGTCTACTCGGGTCGTAAGCAAGATCGCAAGACGCAGGAGGAAGTCACCACGGCCAAGGGCTCCGGCTCCAAGCGTGCCGCCTCTGTGTACAAGTCGCTGTTCGCAGACTGTAAGGAACTGGACGACATCACCAAGTACCAAGCCCGTGTCCGTGCAGAGCATTACCGCCTGACTAAGCCGTGGTCAGATAACGGCCAGCGCCTGCTGCCTACCAAGCTGCTGCTTGAGTACCAAGGGGCTATGGCTAAGTGCAAGACGGAGTTCGAGTTCCTTGTGGACAAGTTCGTGGTCAAGTACGACACCCTCGTGGCGGCGGCTGCGTTTCAGTTGGGCACCTTGTTTGACCGCGACGAGTACCTGCCCGGTAGCCAGATCGCTCGTAAGTTCGCCATCGAGACATCGTTCAGCCCACTGCCCACTGCGGGAGACTTCCGGGTAGACATCGAGAGTGAGGTACAGCAGCAACTGATTACGCAGTACGAGGCTAAGGCACAGCAGTTGCTGGCTGACGCCAATCAAGACTCATGGTCTCGCCTGCATAAGGTACTGACTAACCTGAGTGATCGGTTAGTTGTTGAGGAGGACGGTACCAAGCGCAAGTTCCACGATACCTTGGTCACCAATGCCGAAGAACTGTGCGAGTTGCTGGACGCTCTGAATGTTACGGCTGACCCTGATCTGGAGCGGGCACGGCGCAAGCTGTTAGATGCCATGACGGGCGTTACTCCCAAAGAACTACGCACAGAGGACAGCACTCGCCTTGAGACTAAGCGCAAGGTAGACGCTATCTTGGATGCCTTCGACTGGGGTATCTCTGATGGAGCCTAAGGAGTGGGATAAAGTAAAACGGCTCGACGCACTGCATCAAATAAAAACTTTCTATATGACCCCTGATGACCCTTACCACTCGCACCGCTACGAAGAGCGGGCAGAGATGTATTCCCTGCGTTCATGGAATGAAGCCACCCGAGAGACTACGGATGAGCGTCTCATAATCGACCGCCCTGCATGGCTATCGGATATCATAAATGTAGCCGCTGTTGGGGGGCACTTACAACGCCCTCCGATATACCCGCCCACTTGCATTGTCTGGTTCCGCACTGATGCGGACCACAAGCTTGTGGATTTTATTGACTTTACGAAAGCATAACGATGATCTACGACAACCTATCCGACGCGGAGCTTATCCGCGAGGCTGACAACCAGAATGTACAGGGCCTTACCAAAGCCCTAGCCGAAAGGCTTGAGATGCGGCAGCAGCCTCCGGGCTCTGTATTCCACGACCAAGCCACGTTCATGCGGGCTTGCGGACAAAGTACTGTGGAGAGTAACGAGGTGCAGGCCAAGTTGTATTTCAACCTACTGTACGAAGAGTTGGATGAGCTAATGGAAGCGCGGGTAGACCGTAATGAAGTTGAAGCCTTTGATGCAGTGCTGGACTGCATCGTTGTGTTGATCGGCTTAGGACTATCATTTGGCTGGCCTATGGAAGAGGGTTGGAAAGAAGTTGTTCGGTCTAACTTCGACAAGATAGATTCAGCTACCGGCAAGGTAACGCGCCGCGACGATGGCAAGATTCTGAAGCCCGAGGGCTGGACCCCTCCTAACCTCGAACTAATATTAGATGAACATGGAGCGTTGAAATGACAACCGCTAAACCTGCAGCACCTGCGCCCCGCATCAAGCAACCCAACGAAGCGTTGCCCCAGCAGAACAGCTACAAAACATCTGTCTACAAGATAGGTGACGGAGATAGGTTTGCCCCAGTGCGCCCCGGTGCATTGGACTTCCTCAAGTACAAGTCGAAAGGATTTTGATATGAGCCCGGATATTGCACAGCAAATTATCGACACACTACACGCCCGGATTGACGATCTTATGGCAGAGCGTGACCGGCTGCTCTACGAAGTGGGCGCAATCCCCGCGATCAAAGCAGAGCGTGATGCACTGATGGCGGCTGGGAAACTGGCCTTGGATTTTGTCGAGTGGGTATGGCGTGACGTGACGCTGAATGAGTTTGGCGAAGATATGCGTCTGAATGTTGAGATTGCACTACGTCAGGCGGGTGTGCAATGAGCTTGCTACCCCTACCAAAGAAAATCATCCTGCACACGCAACTACCTGACCACTATTGGTACGGTGATGTTGTCGGGCATACCGACGCAGCCATGCAAGCATACGGCCAGCAATGCCGAGATGCTGCGTTAAAGGAATCTGCACAGATTTGTGACGCCTACCACGGCACCGCGCTCACGCCATCTGATTGTGCGAACGAAATCAGGAGAATGACAGGCACAAGCCAAAAGACGAGGCAACAAAAATGATTCGCAAAACACAAAGCGTATTCAAACGGTTTATCCGCACGAAAAACGGAAGCCATGCAGAGACTGTGCTGCGAGAAACGTGGCTCTTGCTGTGGCTGGTGCCGATCTATACACGAGATTCGGTTTTGAGTCACACCCTGTGATGGTTAACGCAAAAAAAGGAAATGAAATGACAGACACAAGCCGAGAGGCATTTGAAGCGTGGGCATTGCCAATCCGCGGGGATAACGCAACATGGAAAGAAAGTGGTGAGTGTGAATTAGCTTGGCGGGCTTGGGACGCATCAAGGAAGCAAGCGCAGTCGGTGGAGCCAGTGGCTTGGGTATTTTTGCCAAACCGTGAGTTGCTTTGGCCCGATGAAGTAGAAGCAACGAACCCGATAGCTATTGACGAGTACAAGCCCCTCTACGCTCACCCAGTCCCACCAGTGCAGCAAGTAGCAGTGCCTGCAACGGATAGTGAAATCTACACGGCATACATCGCAGCCACAAATCAAACACTGAGACCTCAAGATGAAAGGCTCGCCCTCAAGTTTGCCCGAGCAATTGAAGCCCATCACAAAATAGGAGCAAAGCCATGATGCCACCACTACCCGAGCCATTCCCTGCTGGCTACATCGCGCAGACAGAGTATTTCTTTACGGCAGACCAGATCAAAGAGTACGGCAAAGCATGTGCAGCGGCAGAGCGAGAGCGCCTTTTACAGATCGTCTACGAGCAAGCAACTCCGTTCGGTACATCGGGCGAATGCATTTGGATCGCTGTTAAGTCGCAAGTGCGACACGTACCCAAAACAGACTGGTCGGCAGCATGACCGCATCAGATCAGATTAAGCTGGCGCTGGACGATATCGGCCCTATGTCGTCATTAGAACTACGCAGGCTGCTAGGGTTCAAACAAACGAAGGCCCAAAAATACATCAGGGAACTGCGTGAGGCAAAGCAGATTCACATCTTGCGAAACGATCATCAGCCTGACGGGACGCGAGGTAGATTTGTGCCCGTCTATGCGATTGGTGAGGGAGCGGCACCCCCGCAGGTCCGACCAGTGACAAATGCGATACGCAACCGGCGATACCGTCAGCGGCACGCAGCCATTCTGTCGGCTCGTAGATACCCCCATGTCCGGCAAGCGGCGGGTGTGTGGGCGGGGTTGATGCAGTGATGCCAAGACCTAAACCCCCCGAGCCTTGGAACGCAGGGCACTACTCTATGAGGCTAACAACCCCACAAAGAATAGCACTTGCCCATCTGGGCGGTGCTAGCTGGATTCGAGAACAGATTGACAAAGCAATAAAGGAACGTGGCGATGACTTACATTCGCGTAGTAACCAAAAACGCTGCGACTAACCCCATAGCCCGGGCAGTTGCAAGGCAGCAGTTGAAGAAGTATCTGCTTGGTACGAAGATTGCCCTGTTCATGATAGTGCCGGGTGAAGAATATAAGGAGCGGCTAGAGGGTATAGTGAGTACGTTAGAGCCTATGATTATGGCTTCGTGTATCGAGGTTTCGGAACGGTTCGCTGATCTGAAGGCCCCGATACTTAGCATGAGAGCAGGGCGAGACGTATGCGTAAAACTACTTACAGAGGGAACCTACGATCCTACGCAGGCCCCAGTAATCTGTAACGCATTAGATGCCGCTGAAGAAGTGAACCCTAAAGTTAGCCCCTTGTCCATGCAGAAAGCCCTCTATGAGTTGTCCTGATCCCGCACTGAACACAACGCGCACCGCTGCCATTGATCGGAACTACCACTGGATACCGGTCAGTGAGCATACCCCCCGAGGGGTGAAGCTGCAGCTAATCAACAAGGCGTCAGGCGTAGCCCACATGGGGCTGTACTTCAGGTCCGAGAGCTATTACACCCACTGGGCACCTCTGCCCACCTTTAAGAAGGATGTTGAATGAGAAATGAAAAGGGCCAATTTGTAAAGCGTACCGAGGTTGAAGAGGTTCCCTGTACCTGCCCACCTGACTCTCCGTTCCTCTGGTACCAGAACCGCCACAAGCATTCAGGTTTAGCGGAACCTGCGTGGGTACACAAGGTATCGCAGAAGGCTACGGATGCGCTTGCCAAGCGCAGGGCTGCAGGTACGGAGGATGCGTTTACGTTGCGAGGAAGCTTGCAAAATGGATGACTCCAACACCCCCGCATTTGAAACGTGGACTCGCAAAGACCTTGATGAGTTTGCCCATACGGTACACGCCCGAGTCATCGAGCTTGTGATGCAGAACCTGCAGCTACGGATTGATTTGAAGCGGGCCAACCAAGAACTAAGTAACTATAAGGACGACTGGAAATGAGCGCATTAGACAAACAAGAAGGTGGCGATCACTACAAGAATTTGATGATTCAACCCATCACATACATCCATGCCAACGACCTAGATTTCCTGCAGGGCAACGTGGTTAAGTACATCACCCGCCACAAGGACAAGAACGGTGCTGCCGATGTTCGTAAGGCGTTGCACTACTGCCAACTAATATTAGAACTACAGTACGAGGAGACCCCAGATGGCAACTACACCCGAGAGTAAAATTAAAGCGGCGGTTAAGAAGATACTTAACGCCCATGATGTGTATTACTTCCCCCCTGCTACGGCAGGGTACGGACGCTCCGGGGTTCCGGATATCGTCTGCTGCATCATGGGACGGTTCCTCGCTATCGAATGCAAGGCAGGCAAGGGCAAGACTACGGCATTGCAAGACCGGGAGATAGAGGCTATTAGGGATGCAGGCGGTATTGCTATTGTGGTTAACGAGGACAACCTTGACGCGCTAGTCAAAGTTCTCAAGGGGCTTGTATGAGTACGTTAGTCACGTTGGACTTCGAGACGTTCTACGACCGAGAGTTCAGCCTATCTAAAATCAGCACCGAAGAGTATGTGCGTAGCCCCAAGTTCGAGACTATCGGCTTGTCCGTCAAGCTAGGGGATGGGGCTACTACATGGTATCCGCAGCCTGAAGTAGCAGGGTACTTGGCCTCTGTAGACTGGGCGGACAAGTTCATCATTGCACAGAACACAGCGTTCGACGGGGCCATACTGAAGTGGCGCTATGGGGTTAACCCTAAGGGCTGGATGGACACGCTGGGTATGTCCCGTGCGTTGTTCCCGCATGACAAGTCGCATAGCCTGAAGGCACAAGCAGAACGGCATGATATCGGCGTCAAGGGTAGTGAGGTTATCAACGCGCTGGGTAAGCGTTATGCAGACTTTACACCTATTGAGCTAGACCGCTACGGTGAGTACTGCTGCAACGACACCGAGTTAACCTATAAGTTATTCCACACCTACATGGGTATGGGGTTCCCCCGCATTGAGCTAGAGTTGATCGACCTCACCCTGCGTATGTTCCTCGACCCCGTGCTGCTGCTCGACAAGCCAGTGCTGCAGGCCCACCTAGCGGAGGTTAAGGAGATCAAGGAAAACTTGCTTGATACAGTGCGGGACATGATGCTGACAGATGGTGACCCGGAGTTCACGCATCAGGTGTTCACAGAAGGTACGGTAGGCATCAAGAAGCTGCTGATGAGCAACGACAAGTTTGCTGCGGTACTGCGTAAGTTTGATGTGGAGCCGCCAACTAAGATTAGTCCGACCACAGGCAAGGAAGCCTACGCGTTTGCCAAGACCGACGAGGCGTTCAAGGCGTTGGAAGAACACCCTAGCGTAGAAGTTCAGGGACTTGTGGCTGCACGGTTAGGTAACAAGAGTACGTTGGAAGAGACCCGCACAGAGCGGTTCATTGGCATGGCGGATCGTGGGGAGTTCCCTGTGCCCCTGCGGTACTACGGGGCACACTCAGGCCGTTGGAGTGGGCAGGACTTTGTGAACCTCCAGAACCTGCCCTCACGAGGAGCCAACGCAGGGAAGATCAAGAAGGCTATCATCGCGCCCCCCGGCCATGTAGTTATTGACTGCGATTCCTCGCAGATCGAAGCCCGTACGCTGGCGTGGCTGGCAGGGCAGGATGACCTAGTGCAAGCCTTCGAGAACAAAGAGGATGTGTACAAGATCATGGCTAGCCGTATCTACAACATACCCGTATCGGAGATTACCCCGGGGCAGCGTCAGGTAGGCAAGGTAGTTATTCTGGGTGCAGGCTACGGAGTTGGGCACGTTAAGCTGCAGGCGTTTCTTAAGCAGCAAGCCAAGGTAGAGGTTACCTTGGACGAAGCCAAGCGCATCATCGACGCATACCGGGCGACATACTTCCGCATCCCTATGTTGTGGAAGTCTGCGGGTAACGCACTCAAAGCATTGGCGTTGGGCCAGTCCATGCCAGTGGATGTACCGGGCGTGGTCAAGGTAGTAGCAGGCGAGGGGTTCAGCCTTCCGAACGGCTTGTTCATCCAGTACCCAGACCTTAGGCGCGTGGTTATGCGGACCCCACAGGGCGAAGAGAAGCAGCAGTGGTCATACCGATCCAAGGGACTTCCTGTGTACGTCTACGGGGGGAAGGTAGTGGAGAATTTCTGTCAGGCTGTAGCCCGCTGCGTTGTAGCAGAGCAGATGCTGCGTATCGCCAAGCGGTACAAGGTGGTGCTGACTGTGCATGACGCTGTAGCCGTGGTGGTCAAGCAGGAGGAAGCCGCAGAAGCCCGGGCCTATGTAGAAGCGTGTATGTCGTGGCGTCCCAAGTGGGCTCCGGGTTTACCCTTAGCGTGTGAGTCAGGTATGGGAGCTTCGTATGGAGACTGTTAAAATACCGCCTCAATCAACTGAATAAAGAACACTCATGGCACTCGCATTTTCTTATAGCGCGATCAAGGACTTTCAAAATTGTGCCCGCAAGTACCATGTGGTTCGTATCCTAAAGCAGTACAAACAGACGGACACCACGGCTACCCTGTATGGGACTGCTGTGCATACCGCATTCGAGAATTATGTAAAAGATGGCACCCCATTACCTGAAGCTTTTCAACACTACCTGCCTTTCGTGGAACCTCTTGCCAAAATTGGGGGAGAGATCAAATGCGAACTCAAGCTTGGGATTCGCAAAGACTTTACACCATGCGAATTCTTCGCCCCGGATGTATGGTTCCGGGGGTTGCCCGACTACCTTGCGCTCAACCATGAAAAGGGAATTGCAAGAGTCGTAGATTACAAGACAGGCAAGTCCAGTCGGTACGCAGATACAGATCAGTTAGAGCTTATGGCCGCAATGGTCATGGCGCACTACCCCAAGATTAATACCGTCAAGGGGGTGCTTCTATTTGTCGTTGCCAAGGACGCTGTTAAAGCGGAATATACCCGTGCCCAACTCCCCGAGATTTTCTCCAAGTGGGCGGGCCATGCAAGTATGATCGAGGCTGCACTGGAAGCGGGTGTATGGAATGCCCGACCAAGCGGACTCTGCGGGTTCTGTCCTGTAGAGTCCTGTGAGCATCACAGATAGGAATATATGGCTACCAAACCACGTAACTATGCCGCCGAGTACGCTGCATACCAAGGCACCCCCGCACAGATCAAGAACCGTGCTGAACGGAACAAGGCCCGTAGGGACTATGAGAAAGCAAACGGCAACCTGCCTAGTGACATGGACGTAGACCACAAGAAGGCTATGTCCAAAGGTGGGGCTACCAAGCTGGGTAACCTTCGAGCGGTTACCGATAACGCCAACCGTAGTTTTTCCCGCACCAAGACAGGTGCAATGAAGTCTCAAACAAGCAAGCGGGAATCCGCTAAGTAAAGTAGTATTCCAGAGACGCTTGCCATTTGGCGTCTCTCCTAGTTGGTTTTGCACGGTAGCTCCCCCTACCGTGCTTTTTTCGTCCGTGAAAGGATATCCCGTGCAGATATTAGAGAACCGGGCACTACAGTTTGTAACCCGCAAGGCAGACCAGATCATTGCCTTGATCCCAAAAAGTAAGATCATCGCCCGCAAGGGTGACCAAGCCAAGATCATTGTTAACTGGGGTCATGTGGAGGCGAAGCTTCTACGCAACCTGCAGATCAAAGACGTACCGCATCCCATAACGGGACGCTACAAGTGGCCCGGGGTGTACACCCCATTCGACCACCAACGTACTACCGCTGCGTTTCTCGCTACCCACCCACGGTGCCTAGTACTCTCTGAGGCAGGCACAGGCAAGACCAGTGCGGCTGCATGGGCTGCGGACTACCTGATGCTGCAGGGGGAAATCAAACGAGTGCTTATCATTTGCCCCGTGTCCATCATGGATACCGCATGGCGGGCTGACTTGTTCCGTACGCTTATGCACAGAACTGTGGCGATTGCTACCGGCAGTAAAGCCAAGCGGCAGCAGCTAATCAGCGGGGACTACGAGTTCATCATCATCAACTTCGACGGGGTGAAGGTAGTACGCGAAGAGCTTGCAGCAGGTGGGTTTGATCTTGTTATTGTGGACGAGGCAACTGCCCTAAAGACGACCACAACGGATCGTTGGAAAGCTGTGCATAGCTTGCTGAAACCTGACACCCGGCTCTGGCTTATGACCGGTACCCCTGCATCGCAGTCCCCTACGGATGCCTACGGCCTTGCCAAGTTAGTTAGCCCTAGCTCTGTTCCGAAGTTCTTCGGAGCGTTCCGCGACTTGGTTATGTACAAGGTGACAAACTTCAAATGGTCTCCCAAGATTAGTGCCCAAGATACGGTGTTCAAAGTGCTGCAGCCAGCGATCCGGTTCACCAAGGAAGAATGCCTAGACCTTCCCGACCTGCTGTACACCACTCGGGACATACCGCTAACCGTACAGCAAATGAAGTACTACGAGGAGGTTCGCAAGTCTATGGTGGCTGTAGCTGCAGGGGCGGAGATCACTGCGGTCAACGCGGCGGGGCTGTTGAATAAACTTTTGCAAATCAGCCAAGGCGTTGCCTATACAACGGATCGGGAAGTCATTGAGTTCGATGTAAGCAACCGAGTAAACGAGTTGCTGGATGTAATCAATCAGACTACCCACAAGGTCATCGTGTTCGTGCCGTTCCGCCATGCACTAGAAATGCTGGAGCAAGCCCTTGCTAAGGAAGGCATCTTCACGGAGTCTATCCACGGGGGCGTATCTGCAGGGCAACGCTCTGAGTCCATCAAACGCTTCCAGACCGAAGAGCGCCCCAAGGTGTTACTGCTAATCCCCCAAGCTGCAGCCCACGGGCTAACCCTTACGAAAGCCGACACGGTAGTCTGGTGGGGCCCGGTCCCCTCTGCGGAACTGTATATACAAGGCAATGCCCGGGCGCACAGGGCAGGGCAAGTCAACAAGGTAACGGTCGTTCGACTGCAAGGTAGCCCCGTAGAACGCAGGGTGTACGCCATGCTGGACGGGAAAGTTGACCTTCATCAGGGCCTAGTTGATCTGTATCGACAAGAGATAGCTTGACACTTAGGCTAGACTGTGTATAATAAAGACTCCCAACCAAGGAAACAAAATGACTGCTCCAATTAAGTACGATGCCGACAAGTTAGTGCGTGTGTATATCAAAATGCGTGATGCCAAGGCTGCGATGGTGGCCGAGCATGAGACCCAAGTACAGGGGCTCGATACGCAGATGGAAGCCATAGAGGCAGAGCTTCTTAACATCTGCAAGACTACCGGCCAAGATGGCGGCAAGACTTCCCACGGTTCGTTTACCCGTACCGTAAAGACCCGGTACTGGACTGGCGACTGGGGTGCTATGCACTCCTTCATTCGTGAACATGATGCCGTAGAGCTTTTGGAGCGCCGTGTGGCGCAGACCAACATGAAACAGTTCCTGCTGGACAATCCCGGCTTGATGCCTGAAGGACTCAATGTCGATTCCAAGTATTCCATTACCGTAAGGAGAGCAACTAAGTAAAGTACCCCGTGTCTTCCTGTGTTACCCGTGTCAATCCTATCCAACTAATATTAGTTACCTATCATGTCTGAACTCACATTATTTAAATCCGGCGCTTCCCTCCCTGACTACCTCCGTGCTGACCCTGACGAGTTTACAAAACGCCTTGCTGGCGGCTCGACTGGCAAGACCATCTCCATCAAAGGCGGCGTGTGGCGCATGATCGTCGGCGGCGAAGAGATTGCCAAGAACGAAGACCGCGCTATGAATCTGGTGGTGGTTAACGCTGCCCCCGCAGTGGCCCGTACTTACTACGAAGGTGTTTATGAAGAAGGTGCCGTTACCAGTCCTGCCTGCTTCTCTGCTGATGGCAAGATGCCAGATGCCACGATTAAAGCCCCGCAAGGTTCTTCCTGCGCTACCTGCAAACAGAACATCGCAGGTTCTGGACAGGGTGATTCTCGCGCTTGCCGCTTTAGTCAACGGTTCGCGGTAGCCCTTGAGGGCGATATTGGTGGTAACGTGTATCGCTTGCAACTCCCAGCCAAGTCTTTGTTTGGCCGCGCTGAAGGCGACAAGATGCCACTGCAAGCGTACGCTAAGTTCCTGTCCGGCCACGGGGTTCCTATGTCTGGTGTTGTGACGGAGGCGCGGTTCGATACTTCTGAAGCAGTTCCAGTTCTGAAGTTCCGGGCTATCCGTCCGTTGACTCGGGAAGAGCTTACGATTGCCCGGGCACAAGGCGGCTCTGAGGATGCCGCACAAGCTATCGAGAGCAAGATGGTTATCAAGGATGCTCCGGTCCTTGCAGCCCTCCCCGCTACGTTTAGCAAGCCTGCGGCCCTGCCGGTTGCAGAGGAACCTGCGGCTCCCAAGAAGGTTTCCAAGAAGCCTGAGGTAGTTGCTACTCCTGCCAAAGATGTTAGCGCCATGTTGGACGAGTGGGGCTCTGACGATGAGTGATGCCCGGGGTTATTCGTACTCGCTTGTGAAAGCGATTCAAGCGGCTGACCCCGCCCTCTTGGGGGTCCAGCTTGCCGACTACTGCCTGCATCATGGGATTTCTGTAAGCACCGTAGCCCGTACCTTGGGGGTAACCCGACAGACTGTGTACTCATGGTTCACCGGTACTTTCCGCCCAAGGGGTGTTGCCATAGAAAAAATTAACTCTTTTATGGCGGGTGAGCCGAAAGCACAGGCATAATCCCGTCCCGGGGCTAGGAGAAGCTGATCCCTTCTCGACAAAGCGGAACACGGGCCGCTGCCCCACCTTTTACCCAAGAAATCCAGACCGTGAGGATGTGTGAATAATTCCTTCTATCAAGCTGTGCTGCCTCCTGAAGGTTTGTACTGTGCCCTGAGTATCAACAACGGCATAGTAATCCCAAGCTTTCACCCTACTATTCAAGACCTCTGCGACAGGGGCACCGTGCTACACGCACAGAACACCAACGTATTTTTTGCCCTAGCATCCTACATAGATGCTGCTGAAGGGCGTAAGGCTTCCAACGCAAATGCTCTCAGGTGTTTCTTCGTTGACATAGATTGCGGTGAGGGTAAACCCTATGCCGATCAAGCGGAAGGTGCGACCGCACTCCGGGCCTTCATTGCAACTACCGGGCTACCTACCCCGTATATAGTTAACTCAGGTCGGGGGCTTCATGTCTACTGGCCGTTCCATGAAGTACTTACGGTAGCTAAGTGGAAACCCTTAGCCAAGGCATTCAAACATCTCTGCGTTGAGCATAGGCTGGCGATTGACCTGACCGTAACTGCAGACCCTGCGCGGGTGCTTCGCATGGTAGATACTTCTAACCATAAGGTTAGCCCACCAGTTCCCGTTTTGATTATGGTGGAGGGTGTAGTCAGCGATCTGGACACGCTTAAAGGACTGATGCCCCCAGTGATTGAAGAGATTGACTGGTCGGCTGCGAAGGGTGATGGCGTGGATGCTATGACCCGGGCACTGGCAGGGGGAGACTACCCAGCCTCTGAGTTCTCTAGGGTCGTGCGCCGTAGCCTACGAGGTACGGGCTGCGCTCAGATTGCCAATGCCGTACAGAACAGTGCCACCTTGGAGGAACCCCTGTGGCGGGCTGCGTTGTCTGTTGCATGGCGATGTACTGATGCGGAGACTGCGATCCATATTCTGTCTCGGGGCCATCCGGGATACTCCGCAGAGAACACCTTGCGGAAGGCTGAGAGTACGCAGGGGCCCATGACCTGTGAGTGGTACCGCTCGAACTACAGTGCAGCCTGCGCTGGGTGTACGCAACAAGTTACTAGCCCTATATCCCTTGGCCGGAAGGTTGAGGCAGCGGAAGCAGTCAACGATGTGTACCTTGTTGAACAGCAGTTGAACCCAGATAACGCAGAGATTGGGGCAACCACAAAGGTCCAAGTTGAAATCCCTGCCTATCCGTTCCCGTACTTCCGGGGCTTGCATGGTGGGGTCTACCTTAAGAGCAAGGACAAAGAATCTGGCGATCCTATTGAGATAGAAATTTACAAGTATGACCTCTATCTAACCTCTAGGTTTTACGATTCCTCAGAGCAGGGGGATGGTGAAGGGGAGCTTGTGGGGGTTAACCTGCATACGCCCCATGATGGCATTCGGAGATTCATAGCTCCGGTAACTCAACTACTGACTAAAGAGAAAATGCGCGACCTCTTGCTTAAGCACGGAGTAGTGGCGATCAATAAAGAACTGGATAACCTCATGGCATACCTTGCAGCATCAATTCGCAACCTGCAGAAATCATTTGCTTCTGACCGTACCCGGAACCAGATGGGATGGACACCTGATGATAGTGGCTTCGTTGTTGGTGAGCTAGAGTACACAGCGCATGGGGTTCGCCTAGCACCTGCAGCTAGTGCCACTAAAGCAATGGCCCCCAAGCTGATGGCAAAGGGTACGCTTACTGCATGGTCAGCCGTGGCTAACTTCTACGACCGTCCGGGCATGGAGGCCCACGCACTCGCATTGTTCTTTGGCTTTGGCGCTCCCCTCCTGCGGCTTATCGGCGGCATGGAAGTACGTGGGGCTGCGATCAACCTCATGTCCAACAAGTCAGGCACGGGTAAGACTACGGCACAGATGGTAATCAACTCCATCTTTGGGCACCCCAGCGAGTTGCTGATGAAGAAGACCGATACCGGCGTGTCCAAGATGCAGTGGCTGGGTACCCTGAATAGCATAGCGGCGACGATGGATGAGGTCACCAACTACGGGGATGAGGAGCTATCCGAGTTGATCTACGACATTCCACAGGGACGGGGCAAGAACCGTATGGAGTCGCAGACTAACAAACTGCGGGTGAACAATACCTCATGGATGACATTCGTTATCATGTCCAGTAACTCCTCGCTGTATGACAAGTTGACCCGCCTTAAGAACACATCAGACGGGGAGTTGCGTAGGCTTATCGAGCTTCGGGTTAGCCGCCCTACCGAGATTAGCAAGCAGGAGTCGGACATTATATTTGGGGCCTTGGCAGAGAACTACGGCGTTGCCGGACCTGTGTTTATGCAGTATGTCTTGAAGAACCGCGAGAAGGTAATGGCACAGCTTAAGAAGATTCAAGCGCGGGTAGACAATGACCTGAACCTTACGCAAGCAGACCGGTTCTACTCTATCGTGCTAGCCTGTGCGTTTACCGGAGCTAGCATTTCCATGAAGTTGGGGTTGCACAAGATTGATATCTCCCGTGTGTATGCCTATGCGCTACAAGTTGTTGGACAGATTCGGTCAGACATCATCGCCCCCGCAGCCGACAACACACTGGCTGCACAGGAAACCCTGACTACCTATATCAACGAGAACCTGAACAACGCACTGGTTATCAACGGTGCGCGTATCCCGGGCATTGTTAACGCCCCCACACAGGCTCCACGGGGCCCCTTGCGTATTCGGTATGAGCCAGATACCCGAGAGCTATGGATTCCCGCTGCGGCACTCAAGGACTATTTCGTATCCCGGCAGGTGGACTTTCAGCAAGCTATCAAGGAGTTGGCCGAACGGCACATCCTTAAAAATGGCGGCGCAGCTATGACCAAGCGGATTGGGTCCGGGGCTATCGGTAGCTTTGACGCTATGGGTATCCGCTGCTACTGCATCGACGGTATTGCTGTAGGGCTGAATGAGGACACCTTTGCCGCAGATCATGGCGCGACCCTATCTAATACCTGACAAGGTTCGGTTCATCCATGTGTACGGAGTGCCGTACTACATCCCGTGGGAGGGCCTACTCCCCGGGTACTCTGTATTTCTTAAGACTACGGCAAATGCAAGTGAGGTCCGCAAGCTGCTAAAGCCCGCAGAGCGACACTTCCGGATACTATTGAAAGCGCACAACCGGGTAGAGTTTGGCTACTACGGTGTGCGTATCTGGCGACTAGCCTAAGGCTTTAGTTCGCATCATCTTGATATTGGCTTCCTGTCGTTGCAGGAACTGCCGCTCTATTATCTTAAGGCGACGTACTTCAGCTTCTTTCTTTGCCTTGTCCCAATCAGTACGTGAACTGGTTGTGGATATCGCCGTTCGCACTTCACCCAGTTGCCTTTGAATGTCTCCTACGGCTTCGCGGTATTGCAGCAGCTTAGTATTTTTTGTGAAGTACTCTTTAGCTTCTGGAATGCGCCCAAGACTTTCTAGTTTACGTACAGTAACTACAGCGGTATCAACTTGTTTAGCTAGATCATAGAAATCATTTTTGATCTGCGAATCAAACTCTTTAACGGCAATCCTACCCATACCGGGCACAGCGGCTACCGTATCCCGTATGGACTCGGAAGGCTTGTTACCTACTAAACTATTGGACATTAGCATTACGGCCCCGCCGTACATACCCAGCATACCCCTGAGGAAGTAATCGAGCTTAACGGGAGATATACCTTGCGACTCTATGCCAGCAGACTCTAGCAACCGCTTGGAAGTCTCACCAATAAATTTAGACGCCTCACTGGTAGAAGCCGCAGCCTGCAGATAACTCTCTTGCTTTTCCAGACCCTGCCCGACGATAGGACGTTGGGTAAAGAAACTGTAGTTTGTAGCCAGTTCTGTAGCTACCTTAATGGGCTGGGCTACAGGCATAGGCCCTGAAATCAACGAGTTAATTACTACGTCTCTAACAGTCTTACTGAGCTTTGCGGGATCATCTGCGTACTTGCTAGCGTATTGACGGAACAGGGTTTCCGCAAAGAACTTGGGTAGGGTAAAGATATCGGGCCGCATGGGGATTCCCCACCCGTGCATACCGGGGAGGGTCAGCTTAGAAGCCTGTTCAGCCCGTGACATTTTCTCGTAGTCCTCGTCACCTACATTAGCCGCAGCCATTAGGAACGATATACCTGCCAACCACGCCATGTTGCTAAGTAGGGACTTCTTAGCCTGCGTTCTATCTCCCGGCGAAATACCTTCAGAGCTAATTACTTTTAGGGCAGCGCGGGTAGCCGCTAAGAATGAGTTAAAGAACACCACATTCCGGGCAACTTGAGTTAACCCCTCATTGCCTAAACGAGTACGGAAATTAATAATCTCAAACGCTTTCTCAATAGCTTCAGCTTCGGTAAGTCCCGCATCTCTAGCCGCGAGATACACAGCTTGGCGAACCGAGTTATCCGCTCCCATGTTTATGTCTTGCATGAGGTTCTGGTACTTACCCCATGTAGATAACTTCCGAAGCCCTGCCTCTACCTCCGCATTAGTGCGATGCGTCATAGCGTTGTAGTCGCTAACTCCCACAGCGCCGTATTCCCGCAAGGTCTCTCGTGCTTGGCTCTTACCCGTCATAGTACGTACCGCCTCTGCCATTGCAGTTAGTGGTATTTTGAATGCGTACTTAGGTTTTAGCCCTGCTATAAACACGGCACTGATGGAGTCCATTGCAACCTGATATACCGGAAACAATGGGAAGTTTGTAATGGAGGCTCTAAATATATTGTTAGTCGCATCCAGCATACCGCCAATAAACGGAATAGTAGCGCGACCAAAAGCTTCCATTCCCCGGAATACGCCCGCCTTAGCAGCACTCTCAAACTCCAGATACTTAGTCGTACCGTTCTCCAGATAGGACACGGTACGGTCTGCGGCTCCCTTTGCGGGAGTATCTACTCGACGTACTTCCGTATCTGGCAGGAACTCTAGGGACGCTTGTGCAAGCTCTTGAGCTTTTTGATTAGCAACCGCACTACGAATACTATACGCAGCCCAATTACTGAAGTTGTCTACTACATCATGCACATCTCGCAGGGACCCCTTGAACGCTTGTTCTTTAGCCTTTACCTGCAAGCCTTTTACAAACTTGTTGAACCCAGACGCAATAGTTTCGCTCTCTGCAAACTCCCGGTTAAACGGTACCCACTCTGCGTTGTCCAGCATCCACTGTCCATGCTCTTCAGACCAGACCCCGGTTTTCTGCAACAGGTCTCGAATCCAGCTACGCATCTCTTGCTTAATGTCGTCAATCTTTTGAATCTCCGGCATTGTTTGAAATAGCTTCAACCCCTCGGTAATCTGATCGGGCTCCATGTGGAACACAAGAGCTTCCGCTTTATCTTGGAGCTTCTTAGCTCCCTCTTTTTTACCCGCAGCCTCTAGCGTAGCTGCGTCAGCCAACATCTTGTCACGGGCTTTGTACAACGCTTCCATACGCTTAGACTCTAGGGCGGTACTAGCGTAGTACCGGGCCTCCGGCAACGTAAGGCCGTACGCCTCCATCATCTTCCCGTATTCAGCGTTTATAGCCTTCAGGTTAGCATCAGACTTTGTAGTCTGGAACTTATACGTAGCTTCGTTGTACTTGAGCCCGCCTGTTTGCAGAGCTTCATCTGCTACGGCTCCTGCATGGGATGCCTGCGACAAACTCAACTGCAGCAGCAGATCGGTAGCTTCGCCTTCCGGCATAGTGGCACGCGCTTCCTCACGCACAGCCCGCTTCAAAGGTTCGCTAGCGTCAAGGGCATCAGCCGCACGATCCGCAAAAGTTTTAACCCACGACTCACCTTGCTTACGCTTAGGAACGAAACCCGCAATGGTTTCTTTGACTCGTTCAGGGAAGCTACGGCTATCCTCTTCCGGCAAGGTGCGCCCCATTGCAGTCAGCGTATCTTCGGCGTCTTGTGCAGCCTGTGATTTAACAGGAGGAGCCTTTGGGGCCCCGAAAAATACTTTTCCAGCCTGCTTCTTCGCTTGCGGGAATTCTTTCTTACCGGTAGCCTTGGCCTGTTTGGCTTCCGCTTTAGCTTGTTTAGCGGCTTCTGCAGCGTCCCGTTTGGCTAGGGCATCCGCCTGACGTTTAGCTTGTTCAGCCTTAATACGAGTAGTCTTAGCAGCTTTTAATGCCGATAGTTCTTCTTCGGTTTGCAGTCCCCGTCCGATAGACGGGCCTGATATATCCCACGGGCCCTTTGCAACTTTTGGGGCTTTTGCAGGAGCTTCCTCTTGCACAATATCTGGGGCTCCGGGTTTGACCAGAGCGCCAAACATTCCTCCTGTAGGTGCTAGTGCAGCGGGAGTTGGTCTTTTAGGCGCTACAGTAGCGGGCTTGACAGGTTCTGGCTTGACAGGTTCTGGCTTGACGGATGCCGCAGGTTTTGCGGGCGCTTTTGCTTCGGCTGTAGGCTGTGTAGTCCACGTAATCGGCAGGGTTCCTGTAGGCGTAGTACCTCTCCGTACATACTGCACAGAGCCATCAGGCAGCGTAGTCTTGGTGAACTCCGAATTTAGAATACGTCGCGTAGCCGGTAACGGAGTAAACTTTGCAGGGTTTTTAACAGTTACAGAATTTACTGCTTTAGGAGCAACTACGTCCGTACGAAACTCTTGCCCCGTAGCTTCTGAAGTACCGGGTTTGCTATGGAGTTTACCGCTAATTGAGTTAGGTCGAAATTCAATAAAAACACCCGCGTTCCCTTGCTGTCCTAGTGCTAAGTCAGCGTTGTCCGAAACGAATACTTGATTTAGCTCAAACCGTTTGTCATGGCTCAGCAAGCTTTCTAGGCCTTGCGTATTTGTTTCATGGTATGTGGACTTGTCCCGCGCAACAACTTTTGGGGTAATACCGCCCGGGCCTACAGAAAACCGTTTTATCGAATCTACATCCGGCGCAGTAGTTTCAGGTTTCAGTGCAGGGGTAGCTGATCCTTCAACTCCAGTTCCTGTGCTAGCAGGTGGTTCAACAGGTGCCAGTCCGAGTCCGACAGTTTCCGTAGGCTGCGCGGGGGCAACGGCTGCGGCGGGCTGAACGGGTGCTGGTTGGGCAGGTGCGACAGGTTGAACAGGTGCAGCCACGCTAGGCTGACCTCCTCCGGGCTCAACGGCTTGGTTAACTGCAGTCGGCGGGGCACTCGGGGGTTGAACATTGGTAGGCTCCGGAGGGATAGCTTTGAACTCGGGACGAGCTAAATACCTGTCAATATTAGCCTGAATTCCGGGGCTTTTACCCGGGCGATACAACTCCAAGTCCCGCTTTATCTGCACGGCGCTGGCAGGGTCCGCGATATCCATCCCCGCAATGGGAGCCTTGCGGATAACCGCAGTAGGGCCAATACCCAAAGCTTTAAACGTATCAGGGCCTAGGACCGCAGGGGCAGTTTCAGGAGTGTAGACCGTAGGCGCAGGGCGCAGGATGGGTTCTGGAACAGGAGGAGCGACAGTTTTTGTCGCCTCGGGTACTAGGAGTTGCCGTTGACTCGCATACTCAGCCGGAAGTTCAAAATTCTGCGAAGGCAGTACGCCAAATTCGGCATCCTTAGCTACTAAAGGATGGGTAGCTGGAAGATCAACATAAAAAACATTTCCATTTGCCTTACTTGCCCATCCTTTAGCATTTTGTAAATCGCTAGTAAACCACAAGGGCCCAGTTTGCCCCGCGTCAACCCCCCCATGATAGACCCGTACAGTATTTGCAGGGGGCGGAGGAGTTACTACGGGAGCGACAGTTTTTGTCGCCTCGGGGGTAGTTGTTGGCTTTCCTTCAGGAGTACGGCGCAACGGTAGTCGTTGCTGACCCATAGCCTCAAGCTCCTGTGGAGTGCGAGTAAGACCCGCATCCTGCATATTCTCGGTGGTTAAGTCAACTCCGCCGATCAGGTCTCCGACTGTGGGGGCCGCTTCATCGGGAGCAGGAGCAAGGGGCTTGCCAAACAAGTCAAGCTGTGGGGCCAGTTCGCCCTCGGGCATAGCGGCCCGCATCTCTACTTGCTGCATTTCAGTGGTAGGCGGGGTACTTGGAACTTCGGGGGCTTCGGTTACTTTTGCCGCCGCCGCCGCTGCAGCAGCGTCCTCACGCTGCTTGGTAAGGTACGCTATATTTTGGGTTTTTAGCTCTGCCTGAATAGCTTGTTGTTGCGCTCGTATTTCTGGCGTCTGCGGAGCTTTCTTAAGGGTTTCCCCTAGTATCGTTAGCTCTCCGTAGCCTAAGGTTGATAGGTCTGGTAATGGCGCAGGAGCCACGGGCGCAGGAGGAGACGCTGCGGAATATCTAGGGCCTGTAGGCGCACGAGGTTGGGTAGGCGCAGCCGCAGCAGGACCCCCACGTTCTGTATATGCACTAACAGGGCCCGCAGCTAGGGCTCCGGATAGGGCTCCCGTAGTCGTCTCGCCCACTACACCCTGCATTGTGGGCGTTGGTACTCCTGCTTCAGTCAACGCAATGTTTGTAGCCGCTCGTCCTTGCCCGCCTTGAATCGCCTCGGGAATAGCTTCTTTACCGACTGCGGTAGCTACTCGGGTTCCATACCCACTAGCAGCTTTACGAGCGGTGTCCTCTGCAATTTTACTGGCGGTCTGCTTGCCAAACAGGCTAGTCAGATTCTTCTCTAATCCGGTACCTCCGGCAATTGCCCCAATACCCCCCGCAGCCAAAATACCGCCCCAGTTCTTCCCCAAATATTCTTGGGATTGCAGTGCCTGTTGCTTGGCGATCTTTTCTGGGACGCCCCTATCGGTCAATTCCTTTTGAACTTCTTCATAGATATTGCCTTTGACCTCACCCGCACCTTGCAGCGCACCTAAGGCATATTTAGCTCCAATACCCACTGCAGCAGCCAATGCTAGCGGAGCGCCTAGGGAAGCCCCAAGAGCCGCAGCCCCTAAGCCTGCAGCTACCGGAAGGATCGAAGAGCCTAGGCCCTGTGCAGCCGTAAGCACGGGGGCCGCTGCAACATTCTTACCTGCCGTAAGTATTTCTTGCCCTACGTTACCAGACTTAGCCGCAGCTTTGGTTTGCTCTGCTTGACGTTTAATCTCTGCTTGCCGCTCGGGTGTTAGCTTTGTACCAAGCCACTTCTGCAGTTCACCCAGAGATTCCGCAGGTGCAACTTCCGCACCAAAGCCCTGTAGCGTTGACCTGCCCGCTCCCACTAAACCTTGTAAAGCTGTTAGGGCCGTATCCGATATAGAGCTTGGCGCAGCCCCAGTGGAGGGGGCGTTTAATTCAGGGGCAGATGCCCATGCAGGGGTTTCACTAGAAACTTCCGGGGCATCATTCCAACTCATTAGGGTTTTCTCCGAGTTTTACCGTCAGGTCCGATAAAGGTTGTTCCGCTTGCTAACGCATTGTACTCAGCATCATTAGCTATTTTTACAGGCCCGGTTGCAGCAGGGGCAGGTTCTTCCGTGCTACGTTTACCAGTAGTTCCGAACTCTTTTAGCTGGCGTTCAATTTCGTTAACACGCTGCTGCTTTTCCGCAAGATCGGCTTTATCGGCTACCAAGCTAGGCTTGGCTAGGGCTTTCACTAGCGCATCCCGCTCCTTTATTAACGATACCATGTCTACCGGAGTTGGTGGAGCTTTTCCGGCCCCGCGCAACCCGGCTATCCCGGCTCGGGAAGCGGCATTTATCTTTGACGACTCAAGGCGTTGAGCCGCAGCAGTTTGAGCCGCTGCTTTAGCAGCTTCTCCAGACAAATATCGACCGGCTACGTTGCCCGAAGCGCCAACTGCCCGACCCATAGCTCCCAATTCAGCTTTCTTCGCTTCATTTTCCAGCTTTGCCAAGTTTTGCTGGTGCATAGTAGCGGCTTTAATATCGCCTTCAGCACGGGCTCTCTGCAGTCCTTGCATTTCAAACTGGGCTTTAGCCATAATCTCTTGGCGTTTAAGCGGCAGGTCCCGTAACGCAGCTTCTTCTGCCATACGTTCGGCAGATGAATGACCTAACGACTTACCCATACCGGCCATAAGACCGCCGATACCTTGCCCACGGGAACCTTCGCCCGCAGCAATGAGAGACTGCCAAAGGTCCATACGGCGGCGACTCTGGATATCTTCTTTGGATTGCGTATCGCTCTCGCCCTGCTTGGCCTGCAAGTCAGTCAAGCGTTTAAGGTATTCTCCTTCAACATCCCGATTTACCATAGCGGCTTTTTCGGGGTCTGTTCTTGCAAGGTCGGCCAGTATCTCGGCCCGGGATTTAGGCGCGGGGCCTCGTTTTCCCATTTGCGCCATAAGCGCGGCTCTATCTGCGGAGTATGCCGCCATCGGATTTTCAGTACCGGCACGGGCAAGCATTACAGGACTAGGAACTCCTCCCGTAGTATCGTCTTCTTCGTCATCATAGCCATCGTCTTCTTCATCTACACCCCCACCTCCGGCGTACCCGACAATACCGCCATCCCTATAACTAGCCATTCGAGAGTGAAGCGGGACTGAAGCCAAGCCACCTCGGGCCATCATTACAGGGGGTTCAGCTTGAGGCTGGGGCTGGGGTACCCCGCCCGGTACGGCACCGGGAGAACTCATAGCTTGTTGGGCTTGCTGCTGGCCCATCTGCTGCTGGCGCATATTGCCAAGGGAGGCAATACCCGCAGTCTGTTTGATCTGGTTTTCCAGATTGTCTTTGACCGTACCTTGTGGGGGTTGCCCTGTCTCTGCGTTTTTAGCAGCACGAGTGCGGCGCTCTATCTCACCTAAGGCAATATACGGGGGCACCATGCCGGGATTAGACCCGTTGGCGTACGCCATAACCGCTTGCTGCGGCATATCTTTTAGTTGTTCCTGAACTTTGAACAGGTTGATACCTGCTGCAGGGGCACTAAACCCTTGAGGCCCACCTTGCGGAGCCCCTTGAGGAGCCCCTTGAGGGGGACCGCCCATTGGCTGACCCATAGGCATAGGTTGAGATTGCATTTGGTTCATGGTAACGTTACTCCCAATTTCTTAAGCGACTCTAGCAAGGCACCCATATTACCTATAGTAGAGGTAGCTTGTCCGATCCCTGTTTGCTGGGGGGCCGTGTTTGTCGTTGTAGAGATTGGCAACCCCTGAAGCATAGACTGCAGGAACTGAACTTGCGATTTAGGGTAGTCACGTTGTGCAAGGAATTCGTTGTAGTCGGCAGTGATACCTTCTTGCTCAATACCTCGTTGCGCGGCACCTTGTTGCGATAGCAATCCCGCAAGACCCATACCTTGAGTTTGCTCAGTATTGAATTGATTGGTACCCTTATCAAAAGCAGTTGCGTAGCCTTGGCCTACCGTTTTGTTCATCTCTTGCATGAGATTACGCTGGGTTTCGGCATCCATAATACCCTGTCGGGCACCCCCAAAAGCGCCTGCGCCTGTCATTTTGGCAGCGTTACCCATTTGGGTAATTTGAGACTGGCGGCGTAGTTCCGCAAGCTGTGGGTCAAGCACAGACTGCAGATAGGGGTTCATGTATGACTGCGCCATACTTGAGGGTTGCCCGGTGCCCGTAGCCCCAGCAGTACCCGTAGCGGTTCCCAAGTTCTGCCCCGCGAGTCCCGGTTGCATAACGCCTCCAGTAGCATCTGTAGGAGGAGCCCCACCTACCGTACCGCCTCCAGTACCTGCAGCCCCATACTGCGGGAAGAACGACCCGCCTTGTTGCGAAAAGGTACCTCCTAAGTTTTGGGGGAACGTCAGGTTGCCTAGTCCTTGGAACACTTTAGACTGTAGCCCGGACTCTCCGGCAGTCATAGGGCCTTGGTATGTCTGGTATGGCGTAGCAGCTATAGCTTGCGCCTGCCCCATCATGTCAGTTACATAGGGCCCCGCCCAACTAGATAGTGAAGAAGAAGAGGTCCCCCCTGCGGCGGGGAGTGCGGAACCGGCTGTACCAGTAGTTGCCATAATAGGTCCTTATGCGGGAAGATGTTTATCGGCGCGAGTATTAGCGGCAATATCGGTGGCTTTGCGTCTCGCAGTTTGAATGCGTTTCATCATGGCATCGAGCCGTTGGGCCCCTGCTTTGGTAGACCCGTTGCCTAGTTCTGACACAATTCGCGCTGGAATAACGTACTCGCCATCGGCCAAAGCAGCGGGTTGGTGCCCATCAATAGAGGCAGAAATCGAGTCCGATACGCCATCTCCCGGACCATCCAGTAAACGCCCCTTGGCTAGCGAAGCAATACCGCCTTGGGCAAACCCATTTTCAGGGAACCCCCCTGCAGGAGGTGCCGCAGGTGTTGGTACGGGCGTGGGCGCTACTGCTGGCGGCATAATTCCCGGGTTGCTGGTTCCTCGGGTATACGTCATAGGGCTGAAGTACGTAACACCACCTGACCCGGGCCTACGTGGGGCTACAGGAGGAACTACGGCACCTGCAGCATTTGTAACTGGGGGTGGAGCTACATACCCGGTAGTAGACGGAGGAATAGGCAACATTTCGCGGTTTGCTGTGAGGTATGGGATACCTCCTTTGTAGCCTGTATCGGGAGTAGAGCCCCCCATAAGAGCGGAAAGTCCTAAGCCCCCCGCAAGTACGCCCGCAGAAGTGGGGGTTAGCCCTAGGGCCTTTATGATTTCTCGCCATGCCGGGGTATTGCTATAGCTTGAGACGTCTTCCGGAGTTAGCCCAAGGTCTGCAGTGGCTTGATCGCTATCGGCCCTAGGGTTAAACACAAATGGAGTGGTCGTATCCCCACCACCCGTGTAAGCGTCATACCAATTAAACAAGTCTGAATAGTCGTCAGTAGTATCTGCCATATCAAGCCTTTCCAATAATATTCATTAGCTCTTCGATAGATGCGGACGGAGAGTTTCCCGCTGTAATTTGCGCTATGAGAGCTTCAATACTATTTTCGTCGGTTTCCCCAGTATCTGCAACCTCTGCGGCTTGTTCTGCAGCCTGCCACGGCTCTTCCCCAAAATCAGTAACGCTAAACGGACGGTACTCTTGTTCGATTATCTCCCCATGCTTGCCTAACTTTTGCTTTTTCGACGAATATTCCTTGCCGTAATAGAACATATTGGCAAGCTGTGGGAATCCCATAGCCGCAGCCATTTGAGCTTGCTGCTGCTGTGGTGGCGGTGGTGGCGGCGGTGGTGGTGGGGGTGGTGGTGGTGGTGGTGGGGGTGGTGGTGGTGGTGGTGGTGGTGGCGGTGGTGGCGGTGGTGGCGGTGGTGGCGGTGGCGGTGGTGGTGGT